TTAAACAGAATCGGCAATTACCGATCAACCAAGAGCCATGACAAAGATAGAAACAAAAGCTCAATACGATTGGGCAGTAAAAAGAGTTGAGGAATTACTTCCACTGGTTACAGATGAAACCCCTCTGGATAATCCTCACAGTATAGAGTTAGAATTACTTTCTAATCTCGTTGCAGATTATTCTGAGGAGCATTTCGCACTGGGAGAACCAACGCTGGTTGATGTCCTCAAACTTCGTATGTATGAGATGGGACTTAATCAGAAATCTTTAGCAAAATTAATCGGAGTCAGTCCTTCACGCTTGAGTGATTATATTTCCGGTAAATGTGAACCGACCTTGAAAGTAGCCCGCGAAATCAGCCAGAAATTGAATATTGACGCCAATATAGTACTGGGTGTTTAATATGAGTATAGAAAACAGAAAAACCGCTTAATTCACCATGGAATAAGCGGTTTTAAGTCGGAGCCGAAAGCGGGACTCGAACCCGCGACTTACTCATTACGAATGATTATCTAAGAATAATATAAACCCACTATGTATCAGTTATTTATAATTTGATTTAAGCTAAATAAGGATACTCATTAGAACATTTTTTCTACTTGAATGCCTTCCCTATCCTGTCACCGGATACCCAGCCATCGCCGAACTGGCAGTTCTTGATGTCTACAATATAGACTCCTTTTATCTCCAGTCCTTTACCTTGTGCTTCTTCCAGGTATGTACGTGCATAAGCATCAAAATTTGCTCCAGAATAAGCGTCTACGGCAAGGATGAGAAAGTTCGCGTCGGTCAGTTCGCCTTTGTAGATTCCTATATCGGCATCCACGAGACTTTGGACGTATCTGTCAGCTTTATCCTTCTGTTCCTGGGATGGCCTGTTTCCTCCGCAGCTTGTAAGTGATAAGAATAGTGCAAATAGTAGCGTCTTATTCATGGCTATTCCTCCATTTTCCCATTTCTGAATGCCATAACCCACCAGTCTCCTCCTTTATCTACGGCACCTCTTGATGCAGTACTTTCCGAGTAAAGATTATAAGCGTTTCCGTTTAGGCTATTTTCTGTTGCACTCCACCAATAGTTGTGCTTCCCCAAAGGTGTGTTTATATATGATTGCCCTTGTGCGTAGGCTCTCATTTCATCTAATGACGGCAGATGCCATTCCATGTTATTCTCCGGGTCGTGATTCATTTCGATACAATGTGCGAAAGCAGGATAATTCTTATAAGAATCCTGCCCATTTGTTGTTTTTTCGAGGTCGTATATTGCTTGGGTTATTTCTTTCCCAGACAATCCAGACTCGCATAACGCTTTATGTCTATACATTGCATTAGACACTGCCCACTGAAGACGTTCTGGGCTTATTGGCTTTCTTGCTTGTGAAACACATATACTTCCAATTCTTACATCGTTAATAGATATAAGAATCGTATCAAACCTGTGTCCTACTTCTATATCTTGATTTTCTAAAGCTGTAAATGTAATTTTGTTTCCGTTTAATTTTAATTTTGAAATCCAATAGGAATCATCTTTAACTGTTAATATTGCTCCTTCTTTTTCAATATCCCTTGTCAGCTCTATTTCTTGGTCTGAATTATGGTAATTTAGACTTATATTATCTAATTGTGGTAATGGCTTGATTTGTTCCGTTGTTAAATTACCATCTTCTTTTGAGCACGAAGCAAGACAAATGGTTAAAGCAAATAAAGGTAAAAATGTTTTCTTCATAACATTATTGGATTAGTTTATGTAATTTAATCTCGTTATTTCATTGTGTTCATTCTAATACTCAATTTTACCAAAGCCATAGCTCTCACAGAAGATAACGGAAAATCTTTTGGCTGATGGTTTTGATTGTAACTTACCAGTTTTATCCAGTCTTCACCTTTTTCTGAATGCTGGACGTATTTTACAGTTAAGTATTCATCTCCATCCAGATCTATTGACACAAGGTACATTTCTCCAAAGAAAATATGACTCATTTCTAAAGGTACCTCCTTATATGCTACGATGTCACCAGATTTAAGTAATGGATACATGGAATCCCCTTTGACATAAACAGCTCCATCGCATTTGGGGATATTTGGAATATTAATTTGTCCAAGGATATTCTGGTCTTTATTATCAAACAGAGATTTCAGATTTGCAGCAGCTTCTACGTCATAAAGGGTTATTATTCCTTCTTCCTCTGTTTTTTCAACTCCCTTAGGATGGAAGATTTGAGTAACTTCAGGTGTGCGTAAAGGTGTTCCACGACCGGTTAAAATGTAATTAGCATCAACATCAGAGTATTTACAAAGGAATGGCATTAGTATTTTTGTGGAAACTTCATTTGTTTCACCATTTCTTAATTTTACCATCATATTTTTCGTGATACCCTCAACGTCTGTATAAACCCTATAGTCGGTGAGTTTGAGGGCTTCCATGGTTTCATAAAACCGTTCTTTTACAGAATTTCCCATAATTAGTTATAATTTCACTTGATAGTATCATTAAAGATACTATCTTTGTATCCGTAACAAGTACGAGATGTTACAGGAACAACTAGTTAAACATTCCTCCGAGGAGGTTTAATATATGCACCCATGATAGCTCGTACCTATTGTGGGTGTATTTAATATGGCTATAAATATAAAAAAGCAATATGAGAACATTTCACATTATATTGGGTGTGGCAGACTTAATAGCATTTGTCGGTTTTTTAATAAACCCAGAAGCATGGGGAGATATCTTTGCTGTACTTTTTGTATTTACCGTGATTATGCTTATTTCGTTTGGAATTGTCATATTGTCATACGATGAAGATGACTACGAGTATCCAGAAGACCATCCTTTCCTTCGGGATTTTAGAAAACGCCATGAAGATGATTCTGATTAAACTTTAGCTTCCATATCGTCAAGTATGCTCATAACCTCCTTTTTCTCTTTTATATCAGCAAGGTGTATAATTCTTTTGTATTCAAACACATCGTCTTTAGACAACTCAACAGGATAATCTTTGTGTATCATCTTGATTTTCACTATAATTTCATCCATTTTATCCTTGTCGATATTTGTTTTTGTTAAGCACTCCATGCTCTTAAATAGATAATACAATGCCGCTTCACTATGGGTCTTTTTCAGTTCGTTTACTCCCTGAAAAAAGAATGTAAGATACATGTTGTGATACAGTATATTATTTGAGCTTTCTTCGATGTCCTTTTGGGTAGATTTCTTGATTTCCCGTTTCAAGACAAAGGCATTGTAAATTTGGTTTGCCATATAAATGGTTACAACCAAAGTCAATACAGCAATAGACAAACTCGCCCCATCAGTATCATAAGGCTTTATATCCATTTTGCAAAGCCATAATGTTGTAACACTTATCACTATTGAGGCTATGCTTAATCCAAACGTCCAATTCTCTTTCTTCATAATGTATTAAGGCTCTTAATTGTTAAACAATGTTGTATGGTATCTAAAAAGATAGTATTTCTTTTGTTGGTTTCTTTTTAGATACTATATTTGCATATCGAAACTTTGATACGAAACAAATATAGTAAAAAACAACTAACCCCACACGATTATGAGTACAAAAATCAAGAACCAATTAAAAGAAGTCATGCTGATGGCGTGGACTTTTGTAAAACGTAATGGATTTACAATGAGTGAAGCGATGAAATGCGCCTGGGCAAACATGAAGCTGAAAGCTGCAATGAAGCAAAGAATCGTAAAGTTCTACTTCAAAAAGGTAGATGGTTCTGTTCGTGAAGCCTACGGCACGCTGAAAGAAAATCTGATACCAGCCACATCAGGTGAAAGCAGAAAGAAGAATGACACTGTTCAGGTGTACTTCGATACAGAGAGACAAGAATACAGATGCTTCAAGAAAGCTAACCTTTTAAATATCGCATGACTATGACACGCCACGAAATCGAAGAAGAACTTGACGGGCTGTACAAAGACCTGAATTTCGCCTATAACGCAGATGAAGAGACTTTATGCAGGGCTTTCAATGCTGACAGCAAGCAAGAATACATCAAAGCACTTACTGAAGAGGTGGACAAATACGAAGCCCTTCTTGAAGAATACAACCTGCCTGAAGATGATGGCATGGACTACATCAACCTTCAATTATCACAAGGCATGGCAGTGACACACTGGTAACTCACCTACCCTGCTGACGGACTGAACGGCAACCGATAGCGAGAATCGGGCAGGGTTCTACTTGATTGGTTCTTTGACATGATGGAAATTTTAGGCTTACCGTTAAGCCTGACGTGAAACGGACGACTGAGTAGCGATAACGGCTGTGTGAAAAGAGTATGAGTAAAGGGCTGCACTAAGCAAACGCAGCATACGAATCACACAGATAACAAAAAGACACTTATACGATTGCAGGTGGCCGTAGGCCGGCTACAAAGACAATCTTCACTGATTAGACACCAGCATGAACTATATATACCCGTGGCTTACCAGACCTTTGATAAGCAGTAAGGCAACCACCGGAACGCCCACGGGAACGATATTTAATACACACGGTTATGAAAATACTACTTTTTCTCTGTGCATTGTCCGTTCTGGTAATGCACTTCAATCAAGACCTGTCTGCTATGTACTGGATAGGATTTGTCGGGTTTATAATCACTGGTTTTTCAATCGCAAACAGACTGGACAATGAACGAGCTGCAAGAAACAATAAAAAGCATCTGTGATGAATTTGCGGACATCAGTGCCATTCTGACGGCACGCTCACGGGAACTGGACAGACGGGAGCTATTTGATAAGGAGATAGAAACGGAAATAAAAAACATTAAAAAGAATAGACATGAAAACAAATGAGGAATTACAAGGTATGACGCATGATGAACTCGTGGCATACACACAGAATCTGCAACGAGAATCCGAAGAATACAAAAAATCAATGCTGTATTACATGGAAGAAGAGAAAAAGATTGAATCGAAGTTTGACAACTTCAAGAACATGGTTAAGTCATTAGCTGGCTTAGTAGATTAGTTTTTATGGTTTGAAAATGGGTAGATGCCGGGCTATGAAAGTCCGGCATTTTCATTGGCAGATAGTTCAGGCGGTAGAACACCATGTAAGGGTTAGCATGGAAGTCACGGGTTCGAGTCCCGTTCTGCCAGCAAACAATCAAATACTTAAACTATGGTTAGAGAAATTACAGTAGACGAAAACTACCAGACAGTACGTCTTTTTGACGAAATGAAGAAAGGGGACATCTACAAGGTTCCCTATGACAAGAAACGGCACAACGGAATCAAGCTGGAAGCATCACGGCGCAATCGTGACCTCCGCTTGATCGGGACACTTAAAAACAAAATGGACGTGAAGTACCGGGTATCGGCCACAGAGTATCCGGGTTTCTCGGCAATTATCTGCTTAAAATAAAATGCTTATGATAAACGAAGATGTATTGAAAATAGTCTTAAACAACAAGTCTTTCGGGAAATACGAAGCAGCTTCGATAGTAGGCGGTCTCAAAAGGCTGAAAGAATTGTGCGAATCCGGAAGGATAAAATACAAGACCAAAGAAGGCGTGCCACACAGCAGATGGGCTTGTAATGCCTGGGACGTGATAAAACATGCAAAATTGATGTATTAAAACCAATTATTATGGAAGAAAAGCCAAATCTATATCAGAAGATACAGCTTGTCTCAAATGAGATAAAAAATATCGAAAAGAACCTGACCGTAGGCAAAGGTAATTATGCCTACAAGGCAGTACAGGACATTGATGTCACCTTGGAAGTGAAAGAAGCCGAGTCCAAGCATGGCCTTGTCAGTATTCCCATTAAGCAGGAACTTGTTAAATCGGAAATAATTAGAGTTGTCAAAGAAGGTGGAGGGGAATCCATCAACTATATGGACATCATAAAAATGACCCTACGCATTATCAATCTGGACAACACATCAGAATACATAGACGTGGAAAGTTTTGGGCGTGGACTTGACCCAGGCGACAAGGGATTTGGAAAGGCTTCTACTTATGCCAGAAAATACGCTTTACTTAATGCCTATAAGATTGCTACAGGTGAAGACCCTGATGAAAACAAATCCAAAGTGCAAACCCCTGCTACAGTAGATGAAGTGAAAAATATTGTCGTTGATTACATGATGACCGACAATCAGTTTGCGCAGAACATACTGTCTTATTTCAATGTAGGAAGTGCTGATGACATGACAAGCGAACAGCTTAAAATGGCATATAACAACCTCAAGAAGAAAGGAAAGATATGACAGAAACCATGTACATAGGAAGCGGTGACGTTCATGCCTTGATGAGTGGTAAGAATACGAAATCACATATCGCCCTCATGCAGCGTTTCGTCAGCGGGATAAAGCCTTATTACAATGCTTTTGCCAGCCCTATAGATGCTTTACGTACGGGAGCCATTCTTGAGAACAGGTATCTTCTCACTTTGCCTGACAACTACTTTACTCAGTATGTTGTCAGGTCAGATGAAATGAACGTGTTCAAGTGCAGCCTGGACTTTGCTTGTATCGATAAAGGAAAGTTAACTGATTTTGATGAATTAAAGACTCTTTATCTTTCAGATTACCTTGATTTTATTGAGCCTATCAAGCATGACAACAAAGCTTTAATCGAATACGTCAAGAAGAAGCATAAAGCTTATTATTATCAGGTTCAGGAACAACTCTTTTGCACTCATCTTAAAAGCTGTAACCTTGTTTTTCTGTCTGTAACAACCTACGACGACGAAGCCAACTGGCATCGTAATATCCTTCCCAATGAGTATTGTAAAATCCGTATCACTCGTGACGAACAGGCAATTGCAGAAATAAAACGACGTGGACAGATTTTCCAACAGATAAAAGATTTTTATTCAAACTAATATGGCAAATCAAATAACTGGACGGCTGGTCTATATTGGCCAGCCCCAAGAAATCCCATCCAAAAGCGGTGGCAACCCGTTTGTGAAACGTGAATTTATTCTTGATGCCACAACCTATGACCCCTATACAGGTGAACGTAGCCAGTACGAGAACGTCCTGCCACTTGAAGTAAGCGGTGACAAATGTGCCGAACTTGACCAGTTCAGAACCGGTGATGTAATAACGGTTTCCTTTTCCCTCCAAGGTCGGGAATGGACAAATCAGGACGGACAACTAAAACGTATGGTGTCCATCCGCTGCTATAAACTGGAAGGCCGTCAGCCAATGCACCAGCCAGCATCCGTGCCAGCACAGCAACCGTCACCGACACAAACGCCAACCATGGCACAGGCGTTTCCACCTGATGTAGATGCGAATGGAAATCCCAAAGATGACTTACCGTTCTAGCCTATGAGCATATTCAATCTGAAGAATGAATACGATATACCCAAGTTCAAGGCTTATATAAACAAACTGTTCCAGGAGCGGGCGGTTGTGGAAGTGAGAAAGAAGCTGCCCAACCGCACGCTCGCCCAGAACAGATACTTCTATTTGCTTCTAAATTGGTTCGCAAGTGAAACAGGTTATAGTGTAGAGGAAGTTAAAATCGATATTTTCAAGAGGTTATGTAATAGGGATATATTCGAGAAAGAAAAGACGAACAAAAAAGGAAAGATTATAAAAACTTTGAGAAGCTCGTCTGAACTGAGTACGGGAGAAATGACTCTCGCTATTGAAAGATTTCGGAATTATTCTAGTGCTAAAGCAGGAATATATTTACCAAGTCCTAACGAGAATGAGTTTCTATTACATATTCAACAAGAGATAGAAAAAGATAAAGAATTTCTAAGCTATGGGGATGGGTGAGAATTGGAAAGATATATCCGGATATGAAGGTTTATATCAAGTATCAGATATGGGACGGGTTAAATCTATATGCAGTCATGTAAGGCTTCAAAATGGCGAGTTAATGAAAAAGAAACCACATATTTTGAAACCACAAAACAGATGTGGATATAGATGCGTAAATCTATTCAAAGATGGAAGTATTCATACAGTAAACATTCATCGTTTAGTGGCTGAATCTTTCTTGCCTAATCCTCATAATTATCCAGTTGTAAATCATAAAGATGAAAACAAAACAAACAACAATGTAGGAAATCTTGAATGGTGTAGCCATGCTTACAATCTTAATTACGGTACAGCTAAAAGACGTAGAGCTATATCGCAAGGAAAGGTGGTTCTTCAATTGGATAAAAATGGAGTTTTGATAAAACGCCATTTAACATTGATGGATGCTTATAGAGATACTGGTGTAGATTACCGAAATATTTCACTTTGCTGTTATCATAAAAGAAAAACTGCTGGTGGATATTGTTGGAAGTTTGAATAATAAATTAAATCGAACGTAACAAAGAGTTTATTTGACTATGGACAAATTTTTAGGACAAGACATCCCTGAACAGGAACGATGGCAGTTCCTTCAGGACAACGCCGATGCGGTAGAGAAAATCGGCTACACCCACAGATTCACCCCCGAAGAACTGGCTCAGAAGAAAGAAACATTGGCTGAGGTATCTATCACCATCAACGATGTCGAGATGGAGAAGAAAGAGGCTATGGAGAGTTTCAAAGAACGCCTAAAGCCTTTGAATGAAGAAAAACAGGAACTTTTGGACCACATCAAAAGAGGTTCGGAGTTCGTCGAGAATGAAGAATGTGCAAAATTCCTATACCATAAAGAAAAGATGGTAGGATTCTACAACAAGTTAGGTGAACTGGTTTATAGCCGCCCAATCATGCCACAAGAAATGCAGAAGACAGTATTTAGTATTAACCGTAAAACTGGAACAGAATCATGAGTGAAAACAAAATCAATTTGGTAGTACCGAAAGAATATAACGGTAAACCTATCGAAGTAGTATTAAGAGAAGGTAAGGCACCCGTAGCACTTGACCCGAAAGAGCCTGAAAGAGTAGTTATCAATGGAACGATAGATGCACCTTTCAAATGGCTGGAGAAGCGTGTCGAACTGATTAATCAGAAATCGGCCAATATCATTGTGAACCGTGATAAGATGTGTCTGGCTTTGACTATTGATGAAACCAATTATTACCAGACAGTAATTAGTGGAGTTTTACAGGCTTCAAAGGAAATGCAGGAGTTCGGTATCAATGCGGAAAGGAAATGGGAACCTATCAAATTGTCCCAGTTCTTCAAGATGCACCGTGCCTTCTTCAAGGATAAGTCTGAGAACATGATGCTGGTTTCCACTTTGAAGAACTTCAAGGCGAAAGTGAATCAGGATATAGAACGTAGCAAAGAGGAAAACGGGAACAAGACGGATAACTATTCTCAAGTGGTTGATTCCAATCTGCCAAAATCGTTCAAACTGAATATCCCTCTTTTCAAAGGTTTTGCCTGTGAAGAAATCGAAGTTGAAATCTACGCCGATGTGGATGGGCGGGAAGTTTCCCTTTCTTTGGTTTCTGCCGGTGCGAATGAGGCCATTGAAGAATACAAGAATAAGGTGATTGACGAACAGGTTGGAGCAATCAAAGGTGTTGCACCTGACATCGTAATCATTGAGGTGTAACAATGAGAAAGCAAATTTATTTAATTCTGTTTCTGGTAGTCGGAGTATCTATCGGAAACAGAATATTCAATCACCTCAACGCTTGGCTGGGCGTGGTAATAATATCAGCCACAGTGATTTATTTCGTTTATAAACTAATTAAAAATTTGAAGAATGAAAAGATTGATTAATCTAATGTTGGTCTGTATGACCTTAGTGGTATTTGCTTCATGCGAAAGAGTAGCCCCTAATTATGCCGGTGTTCTAATGGAGAACTATGGGAAGCAAGGAAAAGAGGATTTTAAGGTAGTGTCCGGTAAAGTTTCCACTTGGGAATGGGGCACTGAATTGTTTCAAGTTCCATTGTTTGACCAAAGAGGGGAATTTGCTGAACCTGTCACATTGAAGGCTGCTGATAACACTGAATTTAACGCACGTCCTACTTATTCTTATAAAGTTATCAAGAATAGAGCTATAGATGTTGTATTCGATAACAAACATATAGATAAAGCTGATACAGAATCAGGAAAAGACGGGTTTATGCAAAGCCTTGAAGATAATATACTTGAACCTCGTATTTATGATTTAATCAAAGAAGAAAGCCGTAAGCACAAGACAGACAGTTTAATGGCTGACGGTGGTTCTCTTCTTTTTGAAAAGCGGTTGGAGCAGATTGTGGATAAAGAATTTGAGAAAAGAGGGCTTCAATTGCTGACTTTTTCTGCACAGCTTGAATTTTCAAAGGCTGTGCGTGAGAAGATTGATAGTCGTAATGAGGTGAATACCAATATATCTGTATTAGACCAGCAGATTGCAGAGCAGAAGAAACGCAACGAATTGGAGCAATTAAAAACAGAACAGGCTATCATTCAATCACGTGGGTTGACTAAAGAAATACTCTATAAGCAATTCATAGATAAATGGGATGGCCGTACACCACTTTATGGAATTGCCCCTGAGTTTTTAAAAATAACGAAATAGCATGAATAAACGCCCGGAAAGACGGGCATACGGGCGCAAGCACAGGACGTGCTTTAGTATGGAGTAATTGCGCAATATCTCCATACACTTGTCCCATTGAATTAGCTAATATATGAGCAAGTAAAACCGTGATGGTTGGGCGGGTTCGATTCCCGTTGCGTCCACAACCAATAATGGAATTATTATGAAAGAAGAACGGAAATTAACATTTGGGAAATACAAAGGACAAGAGATAAAGTATATCATACTTACTCATATTGGTTATATCATGTGGTGCTTTGAGAATATCAACTGGTTTAAGCTGACAGATCAAGAACAGGCTTTATATGATGCGATAGCCATAATGATTAAGAAGGAACGCTTGCCAATGACTTTTCCGGTTGAAATGATGTATAAGCATATAAAAGACAGAGAGTCATATGAAAAGTTAAATACTCCATTTACATTCAATTATGGATATATATCTTTAAGAATGTCTGAAAAGGATAATCCAATATTCAACAGTATTGAAAAATACATTACACACAAAATACGCAGAAATAGTACGAAAGAATGTTCGTCATTCGAAAGTCTTTCAGGAGATTTGACTGGTCTTTCACATAGCATGAATAAAGAAATAGAAAAAGCTCGGCTTAATGGTGAGAGTGATGAAGAAATATATGGTTATTGGGGTAGTATGAATGATTATAAGGCTTTATAAATATGTATTACATCAAGAAACCTAAAAAGAAGAAAGAAAAGCCTTTGCCGTTATTCGATAAGGCAGGTATCAAGATTAAAAAGAAGCCGGATTTAGTGGCCAAACTCGACAAAGTTTTCAGCCGCTATATCCGGCTTCGTGATTGTATGCCGAACGGGTATTTCCGTTGTATCTCATGCGCCCAGATAAAGCCATACGAACAGGCAGATTGCGGACACTTCCATTCGCGCCGCCACATGGCTACACGCTTTGACGAGGACAATGCCCACGCAGAGTGCCGGGCGTGCAACCGTTTCAGCGCAGACCATCTGATACATTACGAGAAAAACTTGAAATCAAAAATCGGTCAGCAACGCTTCGACAAGCTGGCATGGAGAGCAAGCCAGGCGAAGAAATGGACTGATTTTGAATTAATAGAACTCACCAAGTATTACAAGGCTTTGGGAGACAAACTGAGTAAGGAGAAAGGATTATGAGTTATGTTTTACGGGATTACCAGCAGAAGGCCAGTAATGCTGCAGTCAGCTTCTTTGCTAACAGGGCCAAGAAGAACAATGCCATCATGGTACTGCCTACCGGAGCCGGCAAGAGTCTTGTGATAGCCGACATCGCCAGCCGTCTTGAAGGGCACACGCTAGTATTTCAGCCCAGTAAGGAGATACTAGAACAGAACTATCTGAAGCTCTGTTCGTATGGTGTTCTGGATTGTTCCATCTACTCTGCCTCATTCGGGCGAAAGGAGATTTCAAGAATAACTTTCGCCACTATCGGAAGCGTAGTCAACCATCCGGAACTTTTCCAGCATTTTCAGAATATCATCATCGACGAGTGCCATCTGGTTAACCCGAAAGACGGAATGTACAAGAGATTTCTTTCGATGCTGAAATGTAAAGTTCTTGGATTGACGGCTACGCCTTACCGGCTTTCATCAAGCAGGGATTTCGGCAGTATGTTGAAGTTCATCACACGCACACGCCCGTGCGTGTTCTCTGAGGTAATCTATCAGGTTCAAATCTCTACTCTATTGGATATGGGGTATCTTTCGAAGCTGAACTATTATCCGATGAATCCTTTGGGATGGAACGAACTTAACCTGAAGGTGAACACTACCGGAGCCGACTACACGGACAAGTCTGTAGTGAAAGAGTATGAGCGTATCGACTTCTACGGGTTTCTGGTGAGCATCGTCCAAAGGCTTATGAATCCCAAGAGCGGTGTAAAACGAAAAGGTATATTGGTTTTCACCCGTTTCTTGAAAGAAGCAGAACGTCTCACCTGGTCCATTCCCGGAACAGCCATCGTTTCAGGAGAAACACCGAAAAAAGAACGCGAACATATCCTTGAAGCGTTCAAGGCTGGAGAAATTCCGGTGGTGGCCAACGTAGGTGTACTTGTTTGTGGTTTCGATTATCCCGAATTAGACACGGTTGTTATTGCACGACCAACTATGTCATTAGCACTTTATTACCAAATTGTGGGTAGAGCTATCAGACCGCACCCAAACAAGAAAGAAGGTTGGATTGTGGATTTAGCTGGAAATATAAACAGATTTGGCAAAGTGGAAGATTTAAGATTAATAGATAATGGCAACGGCAAATGGTCTGTTTGGAATAGCAAACGTCAACTGACGAATATAAGATTATAAACACATATTAGTTTTATTAGTTATCAAGACTGGGGGCGTTGTGAAACGCTCTCTTTCTTTTATTCTTTAATTTTGAGTTCAAGAGGCGTTCCACATTTAGGACATACTAAAGAATGATTTTCTCTTTGTAGTTCTTGTGGAGATACAAACAGTTGCCAAATAGGCACTTCTAAAGCGTTGGCAATTCTTTCAAGTGTTTCTTGAGATGGATTACCAGCTAAAGTTTTTACGATTGAGATTCTTGTGACACCTAATCTATCAGCTAAATCTTGCTGAGTTACATTTTTTTCTTTCAAAAGTTCTTTAATACGATTCATAACTAAGTGTTTTAAATTTATACAAAGATACTCTTTTTATAGTAATGTGTATAATTATGATTATTCTAATTAATGTTAAAGCATAATTAAAAATATTCTTTTTGCTTTGAAATGAATAATTAAGATTATACATTTGCATCATCAAGTTAAAACACTAAATGATATGGCAGCAAGTAAGTATAATAAATCAAAGGTTATGAAAAGAGCATGGTACATCTTCAATCACTCTTTTATGTCTTTCTCTGATGCGCTTCGTGAATCATGGAAACGCATTAAAGAAGAAGTAAAGGCTGAAGAAAAGGTTGCTGCAAGACAAGCAGAATTTAAGAAAAAGAATGCCGCTTACAATTATCGTTTGAATCGTGCTTACTATGGTTGCAGATTTGGACACGATGACTGGGCACGTGATTTTCAAAATGATGCGAAAGTAGCTATCAAACGCGCTATGGATTTAAGCAGATTATAAAGAATATCAATAACTAATAAAACAAAACAATTATGGATTTATCAGAACTTAGTAAAAAAATGGATGGTCTTAATGCAGACCAAATTTTTGAGTTAGCCACACTTGGTAAAGGACTTTTAAATATGTATGGCAGTATAGACTTGGCTTCAAGCCTGACTAACCTTGTAAGTTTTATAATGACGGCTGATGATTTTGATATTGAGGACAACAGATATGCGATTGATGCTATATTACGCATTTCAAAAATGTTGTCAGACCTCAATGCTAAATGCTGGGGCGAAAGAAAGACAATGCTTGGACTTACTGGGGTGCAAATGGATAATTTGACCTATGGATTTGGTAAAGCAGAAAAGATAGAAGATATAAATCAAGTCAGAAAGGCATCATAAAAACTCTCTCATACGGTTATATGGCGGTCTGTATTGACCGCCTTTTTCACTTTAAAGAAAATATTTATGGATGAAATTTGGAAAGATATTGAAGGATACGAAGGTCTGTACCAAGTATCAAACTTAGGCAGAATACAATCTTTGCCAAGAGTGAATTTATGCGTAAATAGGACATATATTCGAAAAGGTAAGGTTCTAAAAGGCTCGTCTGATAAAGACGGTTATTTATGTGTACATCTTAGTAAAAATGGTATTGAGCATAAGTTTCTTGTGCATAGGCTTGTTGCTAAACATTTTATACCTAACCCGAATAATTATCAGCAAGTGAATCACAAAAACGAAATTGTAAATGATAATAGAGTTTTAAATCTTGAATGGTGTGATTGTGCATATAATATTCGGTATGGAGCAGGTATAAAACGCAGGGCTAAATTACAAACGAACAAGCATGGTGCAAAAGCAGTCTTGCAATATACATTGGATGGCGAATTTGTCAGAGAGTTTCCCTCCACAATGGAAATAGTTAGAACTTATGGATTTAGGCAATCACATATAAATGAGTGCTGTCTTGGAAAAGCAAAATCATCTTATGGATATGTATGGAAATATAAAAATGACGGGGCGTAATAAATACGCTCCATATCTATGCGGAAACTTTAAACGTTTTGGAGAAGTCAAGGATTTACGTCTGGTGGATAGCGGAAACGGCAAATGGGCCGTGTACTCCAATAGCAGACAGTTGACTAACGTAAGATTCTAAGATTATGGAAGGATATATAAAACTAAGCCGCAAGTTCTTCTCGAATGATATGTGGAATGAAGCCCGGACTTTTAGCAGTTGCGAAGCGTGGCTTGACTTGATTCAGTCAGCACGATTTGAGGCAACGCCCCGTATGGAGAGTATCGGAGGTCGAGAAGTCTCTTATACAAGAGGACAATATCCTGCATCCATAAGATTCTTATCAAAGCGTTGGAAATGGTCTGAGAGGAAAGTACGGACGTTTCTTGCCTTTCTGAGAAGAGAGAACATGATAACTCTTTCCAAAGAACAAGGAATGAATGTAATAACCTTGGTAAAGTACAATGAGTATAATGGCTCAGAGTCTGACACAGTAAGTGACACAAGCAATGACACAATGAGTGACATAAATATCATTCAGGAAATCAATAATTTACGGATGCAAGTGACACAGCTAATGACACAAGTGGCGACACAGCAGGTGACACACCCTGCCAAAGAGCCAGAAAAGCGACACACGGGTGACACAAAGCAAATAAAGGAGAAGAATATTATTAAAGAAACTACTACTAACGTAGTAGCAAAGAAAGACGCGGCTAAAGCCGCTACTCTCTCTAGGAAAGAATCCTTCTACCAGTCGTTAGTCCCTTATGTCAGTCAGTACCCGAAAGAAATGATTCGGGCTTTCTTCGATTACTGGAGCGAGCTTAACAAGTCAGAAACCAAGATGCGCTATGAACTGGAAAAGACCTGGGAGCTTCCAAGACGGCTGGCGACCTGGGCCAGTCGTGAGAAAGTGCCTTCAAAAACAGATGTAGGCATAGTTCTGAAGGATAATTCACCGGGAAAATACAAGAAAGGCTGGTAAACATGGAACAGATAAATTTTCAACAGACAATCGAACGGCTCAAAGATACGGGTTTCTCCCCTATTCCTAACGTCGTAAAGATAACCGTTCCGGATGCCAAAAGAGTTCTCTGGGCCGGTATCAGGTACTTCACTGGAGAAAATGCCAGATGGCTTCCTGAGTACGAAGAAGTGGCAGGCTGGCTGGCCGGCAATGAAGGTCGCGGACTTCTGTGTTTCGGCAACTGCGGACGCGGAAAGACCCTTATCTGCGGAAAGATTCTTCCTTTGGTTCTTAACCATTACTGCCGCAAGGTGGTAAGCTGCTACGATGCACAGCAGATGAACGCTGATTTGGACGCAGTGAAGCAAAAACACATCATCTACGTTGACGATATAGGGACAGAGAATCTTAGCGTCAAATACGGCGAAAAAAGGCTTGCATTCGCTGAACTGGCAGACGAAGCAGAGAAGAAAGGAAAGCTTCTTATCCTGACCACCAACCTAACGATAGACGAGCTGAGAGAGAAATATGGGGAAAGAACCATTGACCGGCTGAGGGCGATAACGAAAACCGTCCTCTTCAGCGGTGAAAGCCTGAGAAAATGATATGAAAATCACAATTAACTGGGTAACTCGTGCCTGGAACCTGATCAGGAGGTTACGTGAGAAATACCGTCTTCCACAATACATGAACGTGAACGGACTCACAGAAGCAGAGGTTGACGAAGAGACATTAAGCAATCTCCGCAAGGGTGAGCCAAAGTATTTAATCATCAGAAAAGTAGAGAAATGACAAGACAAGAATCAGAAAGAAAGCTCAATGAACTGAGAAAGAAGTATATCGCCTTGATTTCATCCATGAACTTTGCCAAAGCACAGAAAATCAAGAACAAGATTGACTCCCTTGAAAGAGAGGTGGAACCGCATTCCTTGGGAGAACTTCTTCAGGACTATACCCCGGAGTTCAAGGTAGAAATGCTTCGCAAGATGCACAAGCTGTTCATCTACTCCGATTTGCTTGAAGGTGCGGCACTGGAGTTCCAGTCTGAACTTGAATCAAACGGAATAGATGCTCAGGTAGTTTTTCAGGTAAAGCGCGTACTGAAAGAACTGAGAAGCATAGTACGAATACCGGATGAAGAGAAAAACGCTTCACTGTCTGACAACTTTGCCGGGATGTGTGATGAAGCCGGACTTGTAGTGAGTAACATAATCAACAAATATCTTGCAAAATGATAACGGAAAATGACCCAATGCTTCCACGTAAAGTGGATTTGGAGAAGAACCCTTCTGGAACCGAACTGAAAATCGCCCAGCATCGGGAATTGGAGAAACATGGAAAGTATGTAGCTATCCCAGGCGACAAGACACGGACGCGAATTTTCGTCCGCAACGGTGAGGATGCGGAGAAGAAGATAGCTGCATACCTGGAGAGAATCAACAACCGACCTCAAAGATGGAACTGATATGGGAAAACTGAAAGTCTATTATGGATGGTCTAGAATAGGTAATGTTCGAAAAAAACGTGCCTTATCCGTAATGTTCGAGAATGATGCACAGGGTTGCAGAAGTGACCGTGGGCAAAGATGTCTGAGAACGATTCAAGACACCGTGATTGAAAGGTACCAGACGGATGAAGAAATGGCTGATGGGAAACGTCAGAACCGGATATTTACTGAGTACAGCCTGTTCATTGACGAGAAACCTATCAATGGTAGCCTTGAAAGATGCTTGCTAGTTAACAGCGATGCCGACAAGAACAATATATCCAAGGCTATTCGGGATAAGATTTCTGATGCTTTACGGAAGGCTTTCATGTTGGCCAATCCTGGTTACAAAGAGCCATGTTCTCAACTTGAATTGAAATTTGAATGATATGGGAAAGCAGGAAAGTATGGATGGCTTGTTCCAGATGGCTAAGGATTTGGCCAAAGCAGAAAAGGAGCTGAAAGTTGAGCAATGGGTTGAAGTAACTATTTACTATGGATATGCAGAAAAACAAGTAAGCTTATATCACTACAATCTTCCCCGTGAGATGTATTTCCGGTACCAATGGGTAATCAGATGGAGGATGGCGAAATTACAGTGCCAATACCCCAAACAGATTGTATCTACAAGCCTGTACTTCTACGACAAGCGTTCAGGAGAGTCGCTTGAAGTGAGTTCTTGCCTGTCTAAGCTGATTTCGGACAAAGCCCAGATAACAAAAGCAGAACGCAGGATGAATGAATACATAGAGTACAACCGTCAGAACAACATGTTCTTTGACGAGGAATCCGATGAGGAACTGGTTAAGTCCCGCGAGAAACTGGAGCGCAAGAAACTCGAATGTGCTGAGTGTGAGAAGAGGTTAGAATTATTAGTTGAAAGAAGGAGGAGTAATCAATGAAAGAAACTCAATTGTCCTTAAACTTGGATTATGGAATTAGTAAAGAACAGGCTTGCATCCTTTGCCATCTCTCCTCTGAATGTGAAGGGTGCTGTGTTAAATGCAAGGCTGAGAATAAGAATGATGGTTGTTCTGGTCAAGCTTGTTCCCAGCCGTTTCGTGAGAAGGAAGGGAATAGATGGGATACATGGATGCACCTTGTTTCTACTTCGCTTCCGGAACTCAAACGATTTATACCAGTGAAATACAGAAAACATTTAAAAACAAAAAAGTGATATGGCAAACATTGTCAAATTAACCGGATGCAAGGAGGTTTCGCATGATATATATGCTTACTTCACTTGTGATGCTGAAAAAGCATTGAAGGCTTTGGAACTTGAGATACCGTGTACTGGGGCAAATAGCACTGGGGCATACAACATCTACTTTAATGATGAGGGAGAAATTATCTGTGAATATATGACGTTCTGCGTTACACGTGAGTTTAAGAAGGTTTCATCCATACAGGATGCTGTTGAATGGATGGATAAGAAAATGAAGAAGGAAAAGTGATGAAATACTACGTAAAAGCAACAATAATCATAATTATCTGTGAAATTGTTACGGCATTGATTGCAGATTTGATTAACGCTGACAGAAGCGAATCCATTATTCGTTTTATGATTGTTTATATGTGTATTGATACAATTGTAAGACAATTAAAAGAATGAATGAAGAATCTAAAATAATAGAACTTGACACCATTCTTGAATACAAGGATGGTCAGGTGTACATCAAGAATATGGTTACAAACGAAATGCCGGCTACACTGACATTCAATATTATCGAAGCATTAAATAAAACGATTGTTGAGTATTATAAAAAAGATAATCAATGAAAACGAAATTGTATTACCTGTTCCTGGCAGTCATGTGGTGGCTGCTGGGATAGGTGGAAAGGAGATAAAATGAAACGAGTGTATAAGTATGAGGTCTTTGGCGTAACTTACTATGAGGGCATCTCCGAAGGAACTTCCGATACGTTTGACTCATTAAAAGATGCCAAACATTTTGTGGAAAAAGCTCATAACGGAAGATTTCACAAGATACATCAAACAATCTTCAAGTATGAAGAAAGAAACGGAGAACCCTATCGGTACGTAAAAAGACTTTGGTTTCTTAAAAAAGGAAGGTGGTACTCTACCAGAAAGGTTCATAAACAACTTTTATTCATGGAAATATGAGACGAACAATAAATACAATACCAAAGCAGGAATATGACGATCTGATGAAGTATGCAACTTTAAGAATGCATAGGAAAATCCAAAGGCTGGCAGACGAAGAGATTTCAAAGATGCGAGAAGCTGACAACAAAGGTGACTACGAGAAAGCAGAAGTACACGACTTCAATTCACGAGCGTTGTCTCGCATGGCCGATATGTATTATGAAATAATCAAGAGAGAGGATTAAAATATGAAACAAGTAAAAGTAAAAATAGAGACAACAGTAGAAACCATGTTAGGTGATAAGCCTGTAAATGAATTTCTTGGTGATGTTGCAGATATATGTCATACATCATTGGAATACTCAACATCAAAAAATGAAGGGTGTGAGACACTCTATGAGGACCAAGAATATGAAGATTACAGAAATGACATGGAGGACAGGGTGTCTGTTCTTGAAAGTGCTATTTGTCGCATTTTAGATTTATTGGAAAATTAAAAAATAGGGTAAGAATTACTTACCCTATTCGGCGGTTTATGTTCTTAGATACTATCTGATGGTAAAAACATCAGCAATAATCTAAAAAAACGACCCTACTGTCATTAAACAACCTGTCACGAATAAACATTGTACAATGTTTATAATGCTGATAACAGCAAGAATGAAACATAGTGTTTCTAACATAAACAGCCCAACAAGCTGTAAATTTGATTGGGCTTCATTTTGCCCAATCTAAAAAAGATTTTTTCCCATTTTAAATCTATTTTAAATTATACGGCAATATCGCCTAACATCTGACAGGACTCGAACCTGAATATTAAAACCTTGCCATTTTCAGTCACAGATGCTGGCGCAAATATAAATAGTATTATTATAAAAAGCAAAAGTATGAAAGCAATATCCATCAAACAACCGTGGGCAAGCTTAATCGCTCACGGTATCAAAGACATCGAGAACCGGACTTGGAAGTGTCCTCAGAAATACATCGGCCAAAGGGTGCTTATTCATGCAAGCAACAGTAAGGGAGTAGGTTGGATAATGAACAGTGAGCAAAGAGTACAAATTCTAGTTCATCCTTCAGAATTAGCAGGTGTAGACTGCAACAAGTTACCTCGTGGTGCTATCATCGGCAGCGTGGTTATATCCGATTGCGTACAAAACCATCCTTCAGTATGGGCAGAGCAAGGTTGCTGGAACTGGGTGTTGAAAGACGCGGTTCTGTTTGATAAGCCGATTATGAATGTGAAAGGGAAACTTAGTTTTTGGTGTTTTAATCTGGTAAAATAAAACAACATTAGCAGTGTTATTAATCGGAATTCTTCTATGTGTATTTTTCGCAATAGATGTATACATGGAGATATCATAATGAGGAGGGTAATTTATAATCATTACAAAAATAAAGCTATACATATCATTGAATTCAAGAAATTTTTATCTTTGGAGGAATTTAAAATTAAAATATATGGGAGGATATATTAAACTGGCTGGACAAAGCATTATTAAAAGTGTGTATAAACACCCTGAGAATTGGGGGTTAATGTATAAGGAATATGGTAAATCTGAGAATATCAAAGACTATTCAGAAGAAGAAGTGTCTGAGATGCTTAAAGGCGTATATTCTAAAAGTGGTTATTTGTTAGTTGATGGAGACTATTTTATAAATGTAAATGATGTTATTCAATGTGGGTGTACATTGAAAACAATAACGTCAAATACAAGATTAGATTTGTCGAAGCCTATACCAATCAAAAAAATACGTACATTTTACGTAGAAAATTATTATTTAATAACGCGCAATAGCGTTAATGGGAATAATAAACACTTCATAAATTCTTATTTATCAAAGATTAGGATTATAAATCCAGGGCGTGGTCGGTTTAGAGGATTATATAGTCTTCCTAATTACTATATGTGTGTTCAATCATTTGGACATGGCTATGTACCTAAGGATTTGTTTCATCCTATAAAGTTTTATTTTAATGGAGTCTTTTGGGGTGATCAATATCGAATTAGTGATTTTCTTGTAGATACAGAGCTTAAAATATCATATTAATAACATTTTTACTTACTGACAACCCTTGTCAGTGCTTTGTGAATACCCGATAACTGCTTTAGTAGTGGTTATCGGGTATTTTATTTCTAACTAATTACCCCCCAATTATTATGAACTTAAACAAATTAAGAGATAAAGCCTACCAGTGTGCAGTTGCCCACGGATGGCATGAAGAAAACCTGAGTGATGAACATTTCCTCTGTCTGGTCATATCCGAACTTATGGAAGCGGTGGAGGCAGACCGGAAAGGGAAACATGCTAACCGGGTCAATTTTGAATATTACATGAAACAGAGGAAACGTGATGATGGGGAATTTATGTACGCTTTCAAACATGGAATCAAAGACAGCGTGGAGGATGAACTTGCTGATGTCTGTATTCGTCTGCTTGATTTGGCCGGACTGAGAGGGTGTGATTTGGATAGCTTCGACTACGAAGGAAGCGATACGGAAGATTATTCTGATATGACCTTCACGGAGTCCATGTTTAGAATCTGCTCCTATGTCACCGACAACTTCTACAGGGATGAACCATTTATCCTCCTGAATGAGATATTCGCTTTCTGCCGGGATAGAAATATCGACATCTTCTGGCACATCAAGCAGAAAATGAAATACAATGAACTTCGTCCGTACAAGCACGGAGATAAAAACTACTGACCATGAAACACGCATTCTACGCCTTAATCATCATACAAGCCCTGTACGAGCTTGTGAAGCTGTTCAGATGTAAATCCCTATATCAACATGCAAAAGTCTTTCAGGACCTAGATAAGACAGCAAAAAGATGGTATCTGATAGCGCATCCATGGCTTCATGTTGCATTCTTCATGGATACCATCGGACTTTTATTGCTGGGGATGGGATTGTTTTCAAGCCAGTGGGTGTGTTTCCTTGTTGTCCTGGTCATGAGCTTCAGCCAGATCCAAAAGCTAGGAGCATGGGCGGTGTTCCTGGACAGTCTGGTAACGGTTATCATCTACGCTTTCGCCATCCTGAATGCATATTACTTGGCATAAAATAAAAAAGGAAGCCAGCCCACACGATTAGAAGCCAACTCCACCACACGATTATGATGCAAATATAAGAATTTCCAACTAAATAAATCGTGCTATGACAAAAGAATTTTCATCAATCGTGGAGTTGAAATCAATACGTGAACAGAAATCAAGATTATCGGAACGTGAACAGGAACTATCCTCCCCCATCCTGACCGATTTTTCTCTTATTCCGGAGATTTATGACTGGTTCAAGGACCTGTTGGCCGGGATGGACTGTCCGCCCAATCCGGAAAGTGTTACCCAGCGAAAGAAGTTCCTCTTCATTGTGTTGTTCCTCTTCGCCCCTAGTGTGCTTGCCGGCGGACGGCTGCCGAACGGCATCCGGGCAGAGATTTCCGGTGTGTTCCCGGATGTTTCCCCGTGTGTAATATCGAACAATATCGCCGATGTTTCTTTTATCTATCAGCAGTATAAGGATTTCCGACAGGATATAGAGTATCTTTACAACCAAATTATAGAAAGGTTGAAAAACAAAGGACTAATCAAGTAACCCCGTTCCGAAAGGCTCGGGGTATTTTTATGAAACATTTTACCAATTGTTTGTTCTTGGTTTAAGCAATCTTAGGCTAAAAATCACCATGTTGGTAACTTTGTCTCAAAGAGATAATAACAGCTATCCTCACGGCTGAAAAGTATAAACCCTGCCATCGGTAAGAAGTGAGGAGCTTGCCTTTGGTGGGGTAATTTTTTAATCTAAGATTCACTGAGACATGAAAACAAATCAAGAAATGGTAAGGCAAATGGGGAATTTAGAAGTTATTCAACGCACCGTTGACGGCTATTTCAATGCTACCAGGCTTGTAAAGTTATGGAACGAACGAAACTCCTCAAACAAAGAATTGAAGAAATACTTTGAAAATGAATCAACCAAGGAATTAATCGCTACCATCGTTGAAAAAGAAAATCTAAATGGGCAAAATTCTCCCTATTTAAGTTCACGTGGTAAATGCGGTGGAACCTGGGTTCATCCTGTATTGTTCATTGATTTGGCTATGTGGCTAAATGCGTCATTCAAATATGATGTAATCAAATTCGTTTCTGACCAAATGATTCGTTACCGGAATGATGCTGGGGACGCTTATAGGGAACTCTCTTCTGCCATCATGAAAATCGTTCCCAAAGACTTTATGCCTAAAGCCATGCAGAAGGTCGGTGAAGCCTTGAACTGGGTTATCTTCAACAGTCATGAAAAGATGCTACGTAATAAGCATGGTGAGGAACAAAAACAACGTGAATTGTGGCAGCTTGAAAAGAAGATTGCTGATTTGGTCAATGAAGGTTTCTTGACCGACTATGAAAGCCTTATTGGGTATCTGAGAATTCAATACCAGAAAAGGAACTATCCAAAGGTCTTTGCTAATGCTGGATAAAATATTACAAAAGTAGAAAAGCCGGAGCGTTATGCTTCCGGCTTTATACCATTAATATCCAATTCAAATTTTGTTTTACTCAGTGAAGCTTCATAAATCTTACATGAGGGGATATGTTCTTTTACAATAGAAATAATTTCATTTTTTGCTTCAATAGAGATTTTGCACCCCAACGTAATTTCGGTAATCGAATCTAATGGAACTTTTATACTACTTCTTGAAGCATTAATTTTAATTAATCTATATTCATCCTCGTATTCCCAGATATTTGCTTTTGTAAAAAGTAATCTTTCTATAAATTCTTCAACTTTATCTTCAAGGTGCTTTATTGGAAGCTCTTTTTGATATTTGACTTTTCCAAGTGTTCCTTTTACAGCATAAAATATTTTATCCATATCAAACCCAATACAAATACCTGTATGTGAGTTTGTATAATGTGACCACATCAAGAAATTATTGCTTCTTGTGGTTAAGCTAAACACCCCAAATAGTCTTTCTACTTCTTTTTGGGTTTCTTTATTTTGCTGTTCTATATGTTCTTCATTAAACAACCATCCTTTTTTTTGTTCTTCTGAAACGTATGTATATATTTGTTCCTCACTCCAATCGGGATAATTTTTACGGGCTAGCTTATACATATATTGAAAAATATTTTCTGTTGTTAGCTCAGAATTGTCAAAAATATATGGAATACTACCCTCAAATGGATCGTTTAGTTGCCCAATTGACGGAAAATATAATTCACCATCAGTTAATATTCTTTTTGTATAATCATTCCATGGTTTATACTTGTATAATACATTTAGCATTTTATTATTCTCCTTTCTTAATTTTGAATTTTATACTGCAATCCTAAACCATTAAGCCTCATGTCTGAAATAATCATTCTTTCGTATGACCATTTTCGTCAAACTCAAATGGAAGTTCCATTTGACCAATCTGACGCATCTTCATTTTTTTGAAGTTATCACAAAATTGCTTCATATTGTCTGAAACCTGAAACAATGTTATTACTTTATTGATCTGTTTCTCTAGATTTGGTTCTCCAATATCAAGTGTAAGAAGTTGGTGATAACGGTTTGTTCTGTTTCCTGATTCACTTTTAGGCGTTTTCTTTTTTAATTCCTCTAAAACTCCATTAGGTAGTTCTTCATAGATAAAAGTATTAGTCCATTTTCCTATAATTCCAGGACGTTTTTTAATACCTTTTACTGTATAATCCCAGCCATTAAGACGAAATAGTTCTTTATAAAAAATATCAGGAAATCTTTTTTGCCAAGGTAGTAATTCTTCTGAAATATACGCTTTCAGAATTTTTTGTAATTCGTCTTTCTCTCGTTCGTACTGGTAACCAGTAGCTTCATCAACAAGAGCAATAATACCTACTTTTGCTACAGAGCGAATTATAATATCAGCACTTTTGACAATTTTTTCATCGTTAAAAATGCCGGCACGATTTGCATCTATGATAGCAGAGCATATATCAACCAATAAAGTTACCTCATATCCGTTTGCTACTGATAGTGAGCCTCCTGCATTGTTCCGTTTAAATTTTATAGGATTTGCTAACCTTTCTGATATGCTATTTTCACCGGCACATAGATAATCAGTAAGCCCATCAATTTTACAGAAACTATTCATCCACTGGCCACTCTTGCTTTCATATCCAATAGCTTTTTGGATACCCCTTCCAGAAAATACTCTTGTTCCATTATTTAATACATAGCATGGAATTTCTAAATCACCTAAATGTAATGGTGTTTTATCAGAACCATATTGTGCTATTAAAGTTTCTTGTTCTTCCATAATTTCTTATTTAAAAATTAGACGTTTAATTCCAGCAACTTTCTTAAATCTTCAAACGAGTGAACCTCATAGAGAGTTCCCTTAACTTTTACATAACCGTTTACCTCTGAATCAGGTGTGTTTCTCACAAATAGTTCCGCAATATCCACTTCTAAGGCATTGGCAATACGTTCCAAAGATTGTAATTGCGGATAATCACCTCTTAATGTCTTATTAAGACTAATATCAGATATACCCATCTTGTCAGCCAAATCTTTTTGAGTAAAACCTTTAGACTGGCAAAGTTCTTTTATTCTTGTTCTAAAATCCATAATACTATATAGTTTTATTGCACAAATATAAGTCTTTATACTAAGTAATACAATGAAAGTCCTAAAATAAATCTATGTAGTTTTACTATTAACATAGTTTAAGTATGTAAATATTGCATGATTAAACTAAATAGTTTTACTTTGTGGTATGAAATAAAACGAAGTAGTATAATTCCCCAAACTAATACATACGATTATGAAGACTATTAGCAGTGAGTACATCAAAGAAATTAAAGAACAAATCAAAGTTATCAATGAAGCTCTAAAAAGAATACAAGAAGCTGAAAAGGTTCAGGATTCAGCGGTAAATAATAGAGAATACAACAAGGCAAAGGATGAAGCTATTGACGCAAGCTCAGACGTAATGATAGCTTTAGAAGAGACTGTAAGACTTGCATCAGCTATGGGGTGTGAAACTGGTCTGTATGAGGTACACAAATATCACAAGATTGTAGAACTTGATTTTAGAGATTCACACAAGTAAATAGCAGCAGGGCGAAAGCCCTGCAATTACACACGATTATTAATTTTCAATACGCACGATTATGAAGACATTGAACGAAGAAATCCAAGACATTAAGAACATGAAAAGTTCTAAGGCTGCAAAGAAAGAGGCTTTTATTAAGTTAGGGTTGAGAAAGTACGAAATTGAACTTCTGCTTTCAGAACTGCCTAAACCAGTCAGAGAGGTTCATAAGTTTACCTTTGGCGTAGAGATTGAATGCCTGGTAGCTGCTAGCCTTATGAGAGAAAGCGCAATGAGAAACGCAATGCCTTTTCAGTATGAAGGTTATAATCACGTTGACAACAACCACTATTATAAGTTCGTTTCAGATTCTTCTATCAGAGGTGAAAACCCTATCGAATGCGTATCGCCGGTTCTTACTGGTAAGGCGGGTATGAAAAGTCTAGAAACCTGCTGCAAAGCTTTAAATGAAGCAAATGCACAGGTAAATATATCTACAGGTTTGCATGTGCATATCGGGGCTGCAAATCTTTCTGATGAAGCCTACATTAATGTATTCGAAAACTATCAGAAGTTAGAGAGAGTGATTGATACCTTCATGGCACGATCAAGACGAGCCAACAACAGCCAGTGGTGTAGAACCCTTCAAGGCAAGAACTTTGACGTATGTATGACAAAGCATGATGTTTTTAGCGTCATGAATGGTAATAGATACTATAAAGTGAATGCTTGTTCTTACGCTCGACATCGGACAATAGAATTTAGACAACATCAAGGTTCTACTGATTTCGAAAAGATTTCTAACTGGGTGAACTTCTGCGCTAAACTGGTAGCATGGTCTAAAAAGAACGTACTGAGTTCAGAGGTTAATTCAATTGACGAGATACCTTTCTTGACAACGAGAGAAAAGTCATTCTTTAAATCACGTGCTGAGGTTCTTGCATGAGCCTCGCACGATTAAAATCAATGAATATGTGCTGTATTATCTATAAGCCAAAAGGTGTTCAGATGCCAACTCTGGACACCTTAAATAAAGTTCAGAGAATCAATCATCATGGTTATGGCTTCGTTTCTTCAAAGCATAGATATAAGACGATGGACTATCAGAAGTTTTTAACTCATCTTTCAAAGGTTGAAATTGAAGAAGAATGCATCATTCACATGAGGTGGGCAACACATGGTTCTAAGTGTAGAAGGAACTGCCACCCGTTTGTCGAGAATGGCGTTTATTTTGCCCATAACGGCGTTTTGCCTATTCAGTCGGTAAATGATATGACAGACAGCGAAATCTTCTTCAGAGGGCAAGTTTATCCACTTGTAATGAAATATGGTTATGAATCAAAGGTAACAGAATCCATGATGATGGCTGCCGCTGGCAGTTCTAAGTTCGCCATGATGTATAAAGGCAAAGTAAAGCTGTATGGTGATTATACGAAATTGAACGGTGTGTATTATTCTAATTTGAGATGGTTATGAAAAGAGAAAAGTTAACGGTTAAAGCATCAGATGTAAGAAGCATAAAAATGAGCGTAAATCCGCCCAAAGTGGTAGTTGATGCAGGTTATAGAGTGATTCATGACGGTGAAATAAAATGCTGGGTAGGTATAGGCTGGTTGACCGAAGGCAGAGCGTCAAAGAGTGACTATTATAAGATACCAGAGGTTGTAAACGGATAATTTAAGATAGCTATGAGAAATGTAGATATTGACGTAATGCGAGAGATTTTAGAAGAGCATGGAATTTTAGTGAATGAAGATATTGCTAAATCCATAACAGAGGATTTTGTATGCCATTTAGAAGTATGTAGAGAAATGAATGTATCACAATTTAGAGGATGTAATACCGAATCTGATACAGAGAAAATCATGCGATTAGAAGCAGAACTGAAGAAGGTTAAAAGAGAGCTTTCAAAGGCATCTACAGAGAATGAAGTCTATAGAGATAATGTTATGAAAAGACATAACGCATCGTCTGTATGGATTGAAGATGGAGTGGTAAAATATAGTTATGGGGTATGAAAGAGAAAGAAATCCTGCAAGAAATAATCGGGTGGCTGGGTAATGATACAAGCTACTTGTCTACAAGAACAGACTATGCCAGAGGGTATAAATCCGGTATAGAATGTGCAAAAGAAATTGTTGAAAGCATCATCAATAAACACGGCCCTGATTTATTACCAAACAATTAGCAAATTGTTTCGTATGCGTTGAATTGTTATTCAAAATTGTCTTCATAATGGGGTATCTTTGTATAGATGCCATCGCGGGTTAGAGCAGTGGTCAGCTCGTCACTTTGACTTGGTGAAGGCCGGTGGTTCGAATCCATCACCCGCAACTAACATTTAAACTTTACACGATTATGAAAGTATTGACATTACAGATTAACAAAGAATGTTTTCAAGACATTCTAAATGGCAAACAAGATGTAGAACACAGGTATGTATATCCCTCTAATGTATCACGATATGTTTATTTTAGACATGATGGCAAAGAATACAAACGACAAGAGGATATACCCGACGATGATAAAGAGATTGAAGTAATACCAATCAAATATGATGCCTTATACTTAATCAATGGCAGACGAAAAGATGCACCACGTCTCACTGTGGAGGTGAAATCTGCCGAGTATGTTATTTTCGCTGATGAAGAAGGCAATGATCTTACAAAAATAGAAAACGGCGTAGAATACTTGATAAGTCAAGTATGGTATCATCTTGGCAAAGTAATAAGTACAGAGAACATTTAATCTAAATAGTCAAAAGCTGAGTCACAAGAGCAATTAACAGAGTTGCCGGGCCAAGACGAAATATGAATGGTGCCGGTTTAGGTGGAAGACTGGTAGCAAACCGTAGAAATACGGCAAGTGCTTCACAGTTAGGTAGTAGAGAACAAAGGCGATATGACTTAAATGTTGCCTTTAGTGGTGAAGGGGGTAAATGATGAACAAATATTTACTGTCTATGCAGATAATACAGAGTATCCGTGAAAAAACTGATACTGCTGTATTATATTATTCAGCCGGAGGTAAAGATAGTATAGCCTTATTGGACATGCTTGCTGGTATGTTTAATAAGGTTATATGCTATTATATGTACCTTATTCCCAACTTAGACCATGTCCAACCTTATATCAAATGGGCAGAAACAAAATACAATAACGTAGAAATTCGCCAAATAAAGCATTTTCAACGTGATTATTATGATGCCTGTGGATTCTTTCGTGAACCAAACATTTCAATCAAGCCAAGAAAAATTGGAGAAATAGAACAAGCTGTGAGAGAAGAAACAGGCATATCATACGCATTCAGCGGGATGAAAGGTGTAGATGGATACATGAAGCGGATGCGGTTAAAGAAATTCGCGAAGTCCAGTTATATAACAGACAAAGGTATGGTCTATCCTCTTGCATTATGGACGAACAAGGAAGTGCTTCAATATATTAGACTAAGAGGATTAATACAACCTTTTGTGTATGATCCAGGTGCTATAAGTCAAGGTTTTACCATTGATTTAAAAACAATGCTCATGATGCGAAACAAATATCCACATGATTTTAAACGTATTTTGGAAGAGTTCCCATACTCTGAAAAGCTAATTTTCGATTATGAATATAAACACAGAAAGTAGAGGTATTGAGTCAGAAAAAAATCGTTATCGGAATTAGAAAGTCAAAGAATGCGTATTCTGTATCGTGCAGCTCGTCAATATGGGCTAGGCACAAACAGACAGCATTCTGTACGTGATAGAGTCAATTTTGTTACAAGCAGATATAGAACAAATATGTTCAGATACTTTGGCTCAGACACGATTTCTCCTGCACAAGTAAAACAAGGAGTACCAAAAAGATTTTATGTAGGATTAAAAAACGCGCAAGGTAGTAAAGGATGATGACAAGAAATAAAATAACGCAACCGGAAAGTAGGGAGATACAACGAAGTATCATAAAATTTGCCAATTATAATCCTCGTAAAATTGCCCCAGAAGCTCGAAAGAACTTGAAAGCGAACTTAAAACGTATAGGATTATTGGGCGGTGTAGTTTGGAATGAAGTTACAGGTAATCTTGTATCAGGGCATCAGCGTATCTCGATTATGGATGAGGTGAATAAGTATAACTCTGACACGAAAGAAAATGACTATCTAATTCGTGTTGAAGTAGTTCACATGGATGAAAAAACCGAGAAAGAACAAAATATCTTTATGAATAACAGAAATGTTCAAGGAGAGTTTGATTCCGATATGTTGAAAGAACTACTTGATGGCATTGATTATAATTATGCTGGGCTAAATGATTTTGACCTAAATATGTTAGGTGTCGGTGATATTGATTTTGCTGTAAATGATGAAATTTGGAGTAAAGACAATATTCTAAACGATTCACTATACAGTATAGATGAAATAACCAAAGAAGGAGAAGAAAATAAAAACATTGATCGTTCCGGGGACTTTTATAGCGATTCAAAAGAAAATCAAATTGCACGCCACAATGAAGTACAAAAAATAAAAGACAGAATAGGACGTCAAAATAGTTTTGAGAAAGACAATGGTATGTTAAGTTATGTCGTTTTGTCTTTCAAAAGTCCTACAGAAAGAGCGAACTTCATGGAAATGTTCGGTTATGGATTTGATGAACGTTATATTGACGGAAAGGAGTTTATGGATAGGGTCGAATTTGGAATTGAGTAATCAAAATAAACAGATACGCGCGCATGGGAAAGAAGCCAGACATATCGAAATTCAGAGAGGTCCTTCATAAAACAGGTGGAAATCTCTCTAAGGTTGCTGCTGCATTCAATGTAACCCGAAAAACCGTGTATGATTGGGCCAGAACAGACTGCCAGTTCAAAGATGCTATCACCGACGAAAGAGGTTCTCTGGTAGATGAATGCCTTGTATCTGCACGTGTACTTGCGCTTGGTATCCCTGAGAAAGATGAAAATGGGAACTTTATCGGATGGCGTGAACGTCCAGATGGGTATATGATTCGCTATTTACTTTCCACATTAGGAAGAAAAGAAGGTTTTGGAGACCGAGAAGACGAAGACGCAGATATTCCAAAGGATATTGACCATGGAATTTCTATTGACTCATGGATTAAAGACAAACTGAAATGATTGTACCCCAAACGATATATCATCCGCTATATACCGATAGCGAGAAATTTATCATTCTCATTACCGGTGGCCGTGGCTCGGGGAAGTCTTTCAACGCTTCTACCTTCATTGAGCGTCTGACATTCGAAATGACTCCCACAGAGAAGATAGTCCACCAGATTCTTTATACACGTTACACGATGGTATCAGCCGGGATGTCTATCATTCCAGAGATGATGGAAAAGATAGATTTGGATGGAACAACGAAGTATTTCAAGACCACCAAGACGGACATCGTAAATCGGATGACCGGCAGTCGTATCATGTTCCGGGGTATCAAGACTTCTTCCGGGAATCAGACGGCAAAGTTGAAATCAATTCAGGGTATCACCACCTTTGTCTGTGATGAAGCAGAGGAATGGACCAGTGAGGAAGAGTTTGACAAGATTATGCTCTCTATCCGTAAGAAAGGAATCCAGAACCGGATTATCATCATTATGAATCCCTGTGACTCCAATCACTTCATCTACAAGAAGTATATCGAGAATACTCACCGGATGGTGGAGATTGACGGCGTTCAGGTGCAAATTTCCACTCATCCGAATGTTCTACATATTCATACGACTTATTTCGACAATATAGCAAACTTATCTCCTGAGTTTCTGAGAGAGGTTGAAGAAATGAAAGAGAAGAACCCGGAGAAATATGCTCATGTCGTTATCGGCCGATGGGCTGACGTGGCCGAAGGTGCCGTGTTCAAGAAATGGGGCATCGTGGATGAGTTCCCCATGTGGTGCAAGAAGGTGGCTATTGGACAGGACTTTGGTTATACCAATGACCCATCGGCTTCTATTCGATGTGGCATCGTAGACAATGCGCTTTATCTGGATGAAGTGGATTATAGAACTGGATTACTTTCTGGGGATATTATAAAGACGCTACGCCCGTGGAATTTGAGAGTGATTGCCGACAGTGCGGACCCGCGACTCATTCAGGAGATTCATAACGGAGGGATTAAAATATACGCGGTAGAGAAAGGACAAGGTTCTGTCAATGCCGGTATTGACAAGATGCAGGGTATGGAAATTTTCATTACAAGGCGTTCTTACAATCTTCAACGGGAGTTCAGAAATTATGTTTGGGCAAAGGATAAGGACGGAAACTACATCAACGAGCCGGAAGACCACGATAACCACGGTATTGACGCTGCACGCTACTATGTGCTGGGAGAACTTCTCGGTAGAATTATGAAACCCAAAGACGTTTCAGGAATATTTGGACATTAAACTTTGAGATATGACTATAGAAGAAATTTTAGCTATGCCGGAAGTAGAGAGAAAAATCTACTATCTGAAAAAAGGACGAAAGACCGAGCAACCAAACGCTCACGCTCTTTACAACGACTGGAATCCGAACAAGCACGAGATAGTGATAGATGAAGAGAAATACCCGAAAATCAAAATCACTACCCAGCCTGAGAAACGGATTACAGACCCTACAACCGGGAAAGAATATGTTGAGCCGGCGGTAAGGAAAGAAGTTGACCCGAACAGGATTGCTCTTCCTATCGAGCAGGACATCGTGAACATTCAGACTGCCTTCACCGTTGGAACAGAACCGGTCCTTGATTGCCAGCCGGACCAGTCGGAAGAAAGCCTTCTTTCCACATTGAAGCAGGTGTTCAAGAAAAACAAGTTGAAATACCAGAACAAGAAAGTAGTCCGGGCATGGCTGGCCGAGCAGGAAGTGGCCGAATACTGGTATGTGGTGAAGGATGACGGCTTCTGGGCAAAGCTCAAACGAAAGATTTCAGGAATCTTCGGCAAATCAAAACCTGAATACCGTCTGAAGAGTGCCATCTGGTCTCCGTTCCGTGGCGACAAGCTCTATCCCTTCTTCAATGATCAGGGGGATTTGGTAGCCCTATCCCGTGAGTACAAGAAGAAAGACCTGAACGATGTAGAGATTACATGTTTCATGACCATTACCAAGGACATGGTTTACCAATGGGAACTGACAAGTAATTGGACCGACAAAGGTACGTTCGCACATGGATTCAAAAAGATGCCGGTGATTTACATGTACCGTCCGGAAGCGTATTGTGAGAAGATTAAGAGTCTTCGCGTAAGACTGGAGAAACTTCTTTCAAACTATGCAGACTGTATCGACTACCACTTCTTCCCTATCCTCATGCTTTTTGGTAACGTGGAGAATTTCTCAGGTGAGTTCAAGAATCGTGTAGTCGAGCTGACCGGTCAGGGAGCAAATGCCCAGTATCTTACCTGGTCTCAGGTGCCCGATACGGTAAAATTTGAGGTGGAGACGCTGTTAAGTCAGATATACGGACTGACCAATACGCCCAGAATCTCTTTCGACTCCCTGAAGGGTACAGGAAACGCCGTTTCCGGTGTGACTTTCGACTATGTGTTCATGTCCACCCACCTGAATGTGGAGAACCTGAATGAAACCGTCGGCGAGTTCATGCAACGACGGGTAAACTTTCTTGTCTCTGCGTTGGGTTCCGTGAATTCCACCCTTGAAGAAGCCTCCGAAACCATTGACGTGGATGTGCAGATGCAGCCGTATAAGCTGGAGGACATCAAAGACAAGATAGACACGGCAATCAAGGCCAAGGACGGTGAAATCTGGTCGCAACAGCGGGCTATCACCTTTGTGGGGAACGTGGATGCAGTTCTGGATGAGATTGAAGCCATCAAGGAAGAGCAGGCTGAGAAGCAGAAGAACGACATTGAGAAACAGAAACAGCTTTCCTCTCTTAAAAGTTCCAGCAGCAAATCTGAAGAATAGAACAATTCAGTCAGAATATTTACGGGGATAATACAAAACAGAATGATATAAATCTAAAATATTGACTATTTGAATAGCGGTATCTTTCGAGGTATCGCTATTTTCTTTATCATAGTAAAAACATGAATACTCCTTTGTAATTATTCGTTATTTTACTATATTTGCATCGTAATTAAGTCTTAAACGCTATGAGCTACAAATCAGTTAAAGACGTTGTAACGCTGCTTACTGAAAATGGCTTTTGGTTCGTGAGGCAGAAAGGCAGTCACATGGTTTACACTGATGGTAGCCATGTAGTGATTGTCCCAGACCACGGCAAGAAAGGCGTTGAGAAAGGCACTTATTACAACATTCTGAGGCAAGCGGGGCTAAAATAGCCCCCGCCTCTTTTGTTTAACGATAAAAAGGAGGTCAGTATGAAAATCGTAGAAGTGATTGTAGAACATGCTGGAAATAATCTTAGTGCCTATATTGAAGGTGCTCCGGTGATTACTGTCGGTAACGACGTGAAGGAAATCGAAAAGAACATGAAGGAGGCTGTTGAACTTTACTTGGATTCATGTAATGAAATGAACATCGCTCCAGTGGAAATTTTGCAGGGAGAGTTCACATTGAAGTTCAAGATAGATGCTGCCACCTTCATCAACTATTACAGCAGTATCTTTACCAAAGCTGCTTTGAGCCGGATAACCGGAATCAATGAACGCCAGTTGTGGCATTATGCGGCAGGAGTACACAAACCCCGTAAACAGCAGTTGGAGAAGATTCAGAAAGGTATTAACGCGCTGACAGAGGAACTGGCAGCTATAAATTTGTTATGATTATTAATTAAATATAATGGAGGATAGTACAATGAAAGCAAAAGATGTAAATCCAAGTAATTTTAAGGTTGAGAATGTTGTATTTGAAAATGATGATTTTTCTATAGCGATAGGTATTTGGGAAAATGGGGAAAGAAGAATGGCAATGAGATGGAATGGCTATGGAGATGATCCCGGATACCCAAAATTATTTAAAAATCCAGTCTGGTTCATGGTTGATGACTCTTTAATTTTACCTTTCCTGAATGCTTTGAGGAACGTAAAAGATTCTGACAAAAAAGAAATAGAAGCAGCTATATTGAAATTTTGAAAGTATAATTGAATGATGTTCCAGCGTGATTACCCTAGTAGTCACGCTTTCTTTTTGTCTAAAAACGAACATTCTCCCAATTGTTTCGTATCGTTAGCCTTAAAATTTCCCCTTCCCTTTCTCTATAAGTAAATTTACCGTATGAAATTATTAATCAAACTCATACGGTATGACAATCTTTGAACTAATCTTGGCAGGACTGCAACAAAAATTCTCTGGGGTGGACACTGCTACACTCACCCGTATCGCCACAAAGAAGGCAGAGGGTGTAACGGACGAAACGAAGGTGACCTCCATCGTGGAGGGTATCTCATTTCAGGACGTGATGCAAAACTATGGTGATTTCCGTGCAGGACAGGCGCAGACTTCCGCTGTTTCAAACTACGAGAAGAAGCATGGACTGAAAGACGGAAAACCAATCGAGAATCCGAAACCAGAACCACCGAAACCAAACGACCCTCCAAAGCCGCAGGAGACAGACATCGCAAAGATGATTGCCGATGGCATCGCCGCCGGTATCAAGCCGTTTGCCGACAAGCTGGCCAAAATGGAGGAAAATGAAGCGCAGGCGCAGCGCAATTCTCAGATTTCAGCAGTGGCGAAGAAGTACGGTATTCCCGAATTTATGCTGAAAGACCGCAACATTCCCGAAAACACGGACTTGGACACTTATTTCAAGGACATGAAGCAGGATATGTCTAACAACGGTTTTCAGTTCTCCAAAGCTCCTGAAACTGCCGAACAGAAGCAGGAGAAGGAAGCGAGCGAGTTCGCCAAAATGATTGAGGCGGACACAAAATCTATTGTCGAACAACAAAACAAGTAATTTATGTCAGCAGGATTTAAGTACAACATTGAGCCTGAACCGTCCATCGAGGAACGCTATGACGTTTCTACCGGTGTAAGACGTAGAGGCCCTTACAAGCTGGATACGGCCAACCTTGTCGCTGGTTCGTTTCTTCCATCCTTTACACCGATTGCCGCCGACTTGGTGAAGAAGACCGCTCAGGTGGCTATCCGTGTAGAAGTCTATGAAAAGTTTACCACCGGTTCCAATACCACATTGAAAATCAAGAAAAACTCTTTGGCTTATGTGGGTATGCATCTGGGTAATGGTTCTCATGGGGCTACCATCAACAGTATTGACAAATCAAACAAAGATTTCGATAAGTTGACGCTGTCTGCCGACTTTGGCGAAACATTGGAAGCTGGTACTGTACTCTATGAAGCTACAGCGGTAAGCGGCACAACTCCGAAAGTCATTGCTAACTCAGCCTTGTACGGAAGAGTACAAGTAGAAGAAGGCATTGTATTAGTTGCTCTTTTGATGCGAGCATTCGAGATTGAGCCTACCAAATTGGTTATGCCTTTCTCTGACATTGACAAGGCCAACATGCCGCATTTCCAGTTCAACGCTGCAGGCGTGCAATCCCCGGCTGGTGTTTCGTATGAACTGCCAGAAGCTTCTGATTCTGTGATGGGAGGTATTCAGTTGGGATTCTCTCAAAGCGGAAAGAAATATCCAGTAGCATTGGAAGGTGGAAAGGCGTATGTAGAAGTACCTTGGACGGACAATAACACTACCTATCAGGCAGCTAACTCAAGTACCTTGGGATTGGTAAAGCAGGGTGCAAAAGTTGATGATGCAGCAGGTGGTGATGAGAAAGATAAAATTAATGCTCTTCTAGCATCGTTGAGAGCAGCAGGTATAATTGCAAGCAAATAAAGAAAGGAGGACTAATATATGATGCTAACTATTCATACTCTGTTTAACGACCCCAACATCGTTAACGCCGTTATTCAGCGTGTCCTTCAGACTCGTAAGGATACAATCTACTGGCAGCAGTACCTCGATTTCCGTAGAACGACTACTCGTGTGTTCAAGGACTACATCGGACAAGTTACGGGCGTGATGGCCGGTTCTATCAACTCTCGTTATGGTGAGAAGCCTATCCGTGAACGCCGGAATATCGGCTCAGGATATGGTGAAATCGCTTATCTTGGCGATGCTTACCAGATTTCCATTGACCGCTTGTCTGAGCTTCAGGACTTGATTGACAAGTTCAATGCAGCTAAACCTGCCGACCAGGTAGCAGCCATGCAGGAAATCGTGAACTTCATCTATGATGATTACCGTCAGGTACTTTTGGCAGCCCACAAGCGCATGGATATTATTGTAGGTTCACTTCTGATGACCGGAGAAGCAACAGTCAAGAATAAGGATGACAATGCCGGAGGCGTTGACCTTCTCGACATTGAATTGCCGTTCAAGTTCATCAAGCCTGATACTGGTGCGAAGACGAACTTCATCACCTATTTGCAGCAGCAGATTAATGCTCTGAAAGCTGATTATGGAAACTTCCAGAAGATGATTATGTCCCGAGGAACTTTCGTGAAGAATATCATCGGGTCGGCTGAGTTTGGTGACAAGTTCAAGATGCAGCTTACAGGAAATGAAATGTACCTTTCAACCGGTTTGATTACATCTCAACTGGCTTCCCAAGTGTTCACTGGCATCGGGCTTCCGGCCATTGAAATCAAGGAAGATTACGTAAAAGACCAGACCGGAAAGAACGTGCAGATTTACGCCGACGACCGTATCACCTTGCTTCCGCAGGATAAGGTCGGTTATATGCGTTTCCACACTCCATACGAAGCAGTGGACGGCGTACCGGGACGTAACTACACCCAGGCAGACGGTGATATGCTTATTTCCGGTTACAAGGACAAGAACGGTCGTTATCTGGAATACACCGCAGAGTGGATTCCTCAGATTACGAACCCGAATCTGATTGTGAACTTTGATTTGTCAACCATGAACGCATGACAGTAAATGACTACATATCACAGAAGTTTCAGACCTTCGGCATCAACTTGTCGGAGGCTGACCTTTTGGAGATAAGTTTTTCTTCAGAAGTAAGCGGAGAGGATGAGATGGGCCCGTCAAACATCGGACTTGTTTCAGTGGCTATGGCGAAGTTCATCCCCTCTCTATTACTCCGTGCCACTTCCATCAGTGAGAACGGTTTCTCTATGTCATGGGATACAAAAGGCGTAAAGGAATACTATTCTTTCTTGTGCAAGAAGTATGGTCTTGAAGATACGTTAAGCGATAAACCTAAAGTCAGATTCCTATGATATTTGCTCCACATACATTACAGGTTAAGGTCTTTACTCCGATGGAAACAGACGAGTTTGGCCGACCTATCCCCGGAACCGGTGGTGAAAGCTGGCAGGACGTGTGTAAATGCCGTTGTGATGATAACTCGAACAAGGAGTTTACTTCGGAGAACGGTGAGGTGTTCCGACCGAATTATCACGTAGTCTGTGAGAAGAAAATCTCACTGAGTGCTGGTGATGAAGTCAGATGTATGGACGGTGAGAATGTCCGTGGAACTGGCAAAGTTTACATGGTGAAGAATACAAACTATTTTGGTTACTCAGAGATATGGATGTGAAGTTTGATTTTTCGGACGTGGATAGCTTTTTCGAACAAGGTTATGCCGAGGTGAAAGCCGTTGAGGAGAAGGTTGGTAAAGAGGCTGTCGATTACGCTGTAAAGAATGGCAACTATCAGAACCGGACTGGAAGACTCCGTAAGTCAAATAAGTATTCAGTTGAGGATGACGGATTGGTGATTAGAAACGATGCTGAGTATGCCTCGCACGTCGAATCTAAAGGCTATGAAGTATCAACTGGTGCGGCTCTATACGCTGAGAAACGATTGAAGGAGGAAGTCAAATGATAGTAACTACCGACATCGCGAACATACTCTACCGTGATTGCCAGCCTTTCGGTATTCCCATCGTTCCTCACGGCAAGAAGCTGACGGGCGAATTGAAATCCGAAAGGATTGTCATTCATGCCAAGAAACAACAGCCAAGCAAATATTGGAAGAAATCTTTCGTAGAAGTGAACCTTTGTGTTCCCGACCTGAAAGACGGTGAAGCCAACACCATCCGTCTGAACGAGCTGGAGAAACAGGCGCAAGAATTGTTTGACGGAATAACCGGACGCTATGATGGTACCACCTATCATTATTCCATCGAGTCAATCGGAACTGAGGAGGACACATCCTTAAAGTGTCACTATGTGAATGTAAGAATTTTGTTTGAAGTTTTAAATGTGAAATAATATGGCAGAATCAAAGAAAATCACCGCCGTGAATATCAAGAAACTTTGGTATGGCGAGACAAATGCTATCACAGCAGATTTGACTGGGCAGGCTTTATATACTCTTTTACAAGGTGAAACCTTAAAAGAGGTTAAGAATATCCATCAGGATACATGGACACTTGAAGAAGCGGAAGCAAGCCGCACTAACTACAAGAACCAGCTTACCGGTCAGACTTATCGTAGTGATAAGGAAATGGGCGATGTAACCGTGAACTTCACCATTGGTGAGTACGACTATCCGACCAAGAAAGACCTCATGGGTGGTGATGTAATTAACACTGATAAGGGTTGGAAACGAGCAAGAGGCAAGGTAAACATTGAGAAGTTACTTGTCGCTTTGACTGACGATGACCAGTATTGTGTGATTCCCCGTGCTGACATCGGTGCACGTGAAGCCACAACAGACAAGGCTGTCGGTATTCCTGTAAGTGCGGTGGAACTGGAACCACAAAATGCAGAAGTTGCACCGGAATACTGGTTTGACTCATCTGAAGTAAAAGCAGGTGCTTAATGCCTATCCAATAGGTAGAGATTGAATTCCATAACAGGGGTGGGCTTTATGGCTTCACCCCTTAATTTTTATCTTTTATCAGAATGAATCAAGGAGCAAAAATAGTAACTGAATCCATTATCGGAAGTGATTTCAGAACGGTGTTTGTCGCTGGGAAAGCCTACACGGTCTACCCTCCTACTATCCACAAGCTGGCCGGGGCAATCTCCCATTTGTCAGGCGTACAAGAAGCAGACAATTTGAAAGAAGTGCTTCTCTCCCTTGGAGAAAGCGAGGCTTACAGCAAGGCTCTCTCCTGGCTGATAGCTGGTGACGAAAGTTTAAGTGAAGAACTGGCAAAAGGAACATACGAAGAAAACGTAAATGCTTTAGATGAAGCACTCTCTATGATTGACTCAAAGGTTTTTCTCAAAGCTGTCAGCTTGGCGAGGAACGTAAGTCTGCTGGCAGCGAAACCGAGGTCGTAGGAAATGATACTCTCTTGGGACAGATTGCATCGTTCATGGAAAATCTGCATCTGTCATACCGGGAAGTGGTCTATGAGATACCATACAGGAATTTAGTATTAATGCAGCGTGACAAGCTCCATACAGTTACCGGTACCAAGGTTACAAAGGTGAAGGGTAAGGACATGGCTTCGCGCAGAAGAAGAAACAAGAAATAATAAAAACAGCCCCGAACCATAAGGAACGGGGCTGGAATAGTTTTAATTATTCATTAAATATCGTCTAACGCTTCACTTTCTTCTTCTTTCTTTTTTAGCTCATAATTAATATTATCCTCGTAGCCTATTTGAATATGACCGAACTGAGATATTTCTACGATGGCAGCCCCTAATGGTAATTTGTAAAATGATATATAATGGCATTTTTCTTTCCTTAGTGCTTGTAATTCATATCCATCTCCCTCATAATAAGGCTTTGAAAAAAACTCATAGTGCTTTTCAGGTTCACCATATTTTTTAGTAAACAGTTCTTTCATATCTGAATAATCAGATTTTAAAGAACTCCAAGATTCTTTTTCATTATAATTAACAGTCGCTTTCCATACAGTTTTGGATTTAGGAGTTGCCAATATATATATTGTAGCGTAATTTCCTGCAAAATTGCCTTCCAGAACTGCTACGTAATCTCTTGCATATTCTTTGAATGTAAACCCCTCTTTACTTAGTTTTGAAACAAAATCTGAAAGTTTGCCATCTAAAGGGATACCTTTAAATTCTAAATGTTGGGAATCTTGCGCAAATGAAGATAATGCAACGATAAAACCAATCAATATAAAAAATATTTTCTTCATATTTCTAAATTTAAGATTAAACATTCGGATTCAACTTTATCTCTTTCCCGCAATGAGGGCAGTGTATTACTCCTTCTTTGGGCTTATCAAAGAGTTCTGTTACTGGCACACCTAAAGCGGTGGCGATTTCTTCAAGTCGGCTTATGTTAGGATTTCCATTAAGGGACTTAGAGAGTCCAACTTCCGTTATTCCTATCATGCTCGCAAGGTCTTTAAGCATTATACCTTTTTCTCGGCAAATTTCTTTTATTCTAAAATTCATAATTAAACTATTTGTTTATGTCGCAAATATAGTGAAAAATTATTATTCGTATAAGTAAATCGCCAAAATAATACTATTAGTTTAATAATTAATATTTATTAACCATATTGTTATTGCAGATAATTATACTATCTGTATATTTGCATCGTGATAATTAAACAGATTGTATAATTGATAAAATATAAAAGACTATGGCAGCAACATTCAAAACTCAGTTAAGTTCAATCATGCGTATGGCATGGACGTTTGTAAAGAAATACGGTTTTTCAATGAGTGAAGCATTAAAACAAGCATGGTTAAATGCAAAACTAAAACAAGAGTTGAGCAAACGTATTGTGAAATTCTACTTTCAGAAGATAAACGGTGAAATTCGTGAAGCGTGGGGTACGCTTGCAAGCGACAAGATACCTGCTATTGCTGGTACTGACAATAGAAAAAAGAATGACAGCGTGCAGACATATTATGATACGGTCAAAGAAGAATGGCGATGCTTTAAAATCGCAAACCTTATTAGAATAGCTTAGTATTAACATTTAAAAGAATATGACTTATGAGAATTATAGACTTTAATCCTGAATTGCACAAGATAACATTTACCAACAAACAAGAAACAGTGCTTACAGAATCGAACATAATGCTATTGAAACGAATGTTCAAAACCCCTGAAAAGTATGAATACTATATGAAAGTCCTTTGGCTACTAAGATCATTGACTGAAAAGAAATGTTGTAAAGATGGTATGATAGACTCTAATGATGAAGTTTACCCGATATTCAGACTTGCGAATGAACTTATTGGTGGTCTGCTTCGAGAAGACACTTTCTTTGATAGTGAAGGTAATCTTATGCAAGGCTTTAATCCAAACATGATGAAAACTGCAATGTAAATCCCTTACACGATTATTTTGAAACAATCAGCCAAATGTTTGTTCTGAACACGGTAATCTTTAGGACAAATATTTGGCGGTTGGTAACTTTGCCTTAGAACGAAATGCGCTTCGTGGCTGTAGCGTTAGAAGGATATTCAAGGCATTTCTTTCAAGGGGTAAACAGCCACTTTAGACCTCTTTTAAGATTTGCCTTTTTATATGTCAGGCGTGACAGGTCAAGGCAAGCCATTCAGGTGTGCATGGGTTCAAATCCCAGCTTGCTACAAATTCAGTCAAAATAAAATCCCCAAAGGCGAAAGTGACTGAGTCGCCAATGGGGATAATGTCAAATTTAAAACTGGGACAAAAATATGAATAAAATCCAGATTTTCCAAAATGAGCAGTTCGGAAAAGTAAGAATTGCTATGAATGAGAATGAAGAACCGTTGTTTTGCTTGGCAGATGTATGTGCAGTAATAGGTATTGCTAACGCAAGAAATGTCAGGTCACGGCTTGAAGAAGATGATGTCCGCCAAATGGACACCATCGACAGTATGGGTAGAAATCAACAAGTTACATTTATAACTGAAAGCGGTTTGTATGATGTAATAATAAGAAGTGACAGCGAAAAAGCTAAACCATTTCGCAAATGGGTTACAAGTGAAGTTCTGCCATCAATCCGCAGGCATGGTGCATACATGACACAAGAAACGCTTGAAAAGGCTTTGACATCTCCCGATTTCTTAATCCAACTTGCAACCAACCTGAAAGAAGAAAAGCAGAAACGAATTGAAGCTGAACAAAAGGCAGAACTTGCAGAACAAACAATAAAGTCCAATGCACCTAAAGTCCTGTTTGCTGATGCAGTTTCAACTTCTCAACGCTCATGCTTGGTAGCCGAGCTTGCAAAAATATTGCAGCAGAATGGCGTGAATATAGGTCAGAACCGTTTGTTCGCTTGGATGCGTGAAAATGGCTACTTATGCTCAAAAGGTCAATATTACAACCAACCCACACAAAAGGCTATGGATTTAGGGTTATTTGAACTGAAACAGACAACAATAAACAAGCCCGATGGTTCGATACTTGTTTCTACAACCACAAAAGTAACAGGTAAAGGTCAAGTTTACTTTGTGAATAAGTTTTTGGGTAAAGATGCAGCTTGATTATGAGAGAAGCATTTAAAATAACGGCAGGTTTGCGATTTGGCAGACTTGTCGTTCTAAAACAGGTAGAACGAAAATCTGATGATAAAGACAAGCATTTCAAGTGGCTTTGCCAATGCGATTGCGGCAAAACTTGTGTTGTTCGTTCAAGTAATTTGAGAAATGGGATAACAAAGAGTTGTGGGTGTTCAAAGTTTGATATAAAAGATATTACAGGTCAAAGGTTTGGAAGATTGATAGCTTTAAAACACGTTGGATTCGCAAGTAATCATGTTGCATTATGGAAATGTAAATGCGATTGCGGTAAGATGATAGTCGCCAGAGAATGCAATTTACATAGTGGCATAATTAAAAGTTGTGGCTGCTTAAATGTGGAAAGAACAAAAGAAACTAATATAAAACACGGTAAAACACATACAAGGCTGTATAATATATGGTCTAAGATGAAAGAACGCTGTTGCAATCCTACAAGAAAAGCATATAAAAATTATGGTAAAAAAGGTGTTAGTGTTTGTGATGAATGGCTAAACGATTTTCAAAAGTTTTGCGATTGGGCAATAGTAAACGGTTATAAAGAAAATCTTACAATAGACAGAATAAATTCAGATGGCAATTATGAGCCTAAGAATTGCAGATGGGTAACTTTAAGTGAAAATGTAAGGCAGAAATATAAATCTGACTTTATAACAGTTGGCAATAAATCTTTAACTATACATGATTGGTCGCAACGGTTAAATCTATCTCAAGATACTTTGCGAAACAGATATAAAGAATTTGGCAAAAAATGGGTTGAAGAAGCGATAAAAACTGTATTAGAAACAGGTGATAATAGCCATATCTATAAGCGGAAAGAATATGCTAATGGTAGAATAAAACATCGAAAAAACATAAATACGCAACAATAGTTTATTTGTTCGGTATTCATTCCTCTAAAATCTGAATGTTAATGAAATGAATAGTAATTTCAAACCATTAATATTCAGATTTTTATATATGCGATTTAAGGGTGATATTTCAGGATTGGACGAACTTCAGGAACGGATTGACGATGCGTACTTCTCTGTTCTTTCAGAAGTTGGCAGGAATGCGACACGGAACGCAAAGAATCAAAAGACATTTCAAAACAGGACTGGGAACCTTGCCAATGCAAACGGTGGGTGCGTTGTCCGCAATGGTCAGATTGTGGATATGTGGGTGGAAACGGACGGCTCCCATCCCGATGCAGTGAAGAAAACAGAGAATTTGCTTATCTATTCTGAAAAGCCCAAAGACGGACTTTATTTGGCCAATGGAATGGAATATGCGAGCTATGTGGAAAGTAAAGGGTTTGAAGTGATACTAACAAATGGGGTCTTATTTGCGGAACGAAATATTAATAAGAAACTTAATATAAAATGATATGGCAGGTATATTTTCAGATGTAAGTACTGATATTCAGAAGTTAAGACAACTGAAAGCGGAAATCGAGAATGTAAAAAAGGCATTGAAGGGCATAGATGTCAATGTGAAAATTGATATTGCAAAAGGAATGGAAGCCCAACTACAGTCGTTGATGAAAAAATATGATGCTTTGGTTAAGAAGGTTAGTGAAGCGGAAGGAAAAATTATGAGTTCAACCAAACGCATCAATGATGCCTCAGAAAAGATAATCAAGGCGCAAGAACAACTGTCAAAGGCAGCTGGAATGAATACAAAGCCTGATAATGGAAATGCTGACGTTTCATTAAATAATGTAGGCACAGCAAATGTACAGGCACAGGCCAAGGCTTATGATGAATTGGCGAAAGAAATAGATTCCGTAATGGGAACACGTTCTCAAAACATTAAGCGGATGATAGATGAACAGAATGCTATCCGTTTGATTAACGAGGAAATAAAGAAACTCACCAAATTTCAGACAGGTAATTCGACGCTTACAAACACACAGCAAAAACGATTAGAACAACTCAACAACTCGTTACTGACACACAAAGCGGCTTTGTCTGATGTACGGCAGACATTAATGAATAATGTCAAATTAGATAATTCCGCAACAACTTCAATGAACGGGATTTCTCAGTCGTTATCACGTATGAGGATAGCTTATCGTGAATTGACAGAGGAAGAACGTAATTCACCATTTGGAAAAGAATTGCTTGCATCTATTCAGCAGGCAGATGCGAAAATTAAGGAACTAGATGCTACAATAGGGAATCACCAAAGGAATGTTGGGAATTACGCTAAAGGATATAACGGCTTGAATATGTCCGTCCAGCAGATTGTGAGAGAATTGCCATCCGCTGCGATGGGATTAAATATGTTTTTCTTGGCTATTTCAAATAACCTGCCTATTCTGACAGATGAAATTAAGCGTGCAAAGGCAGCCAATGAAGAATTAAAAGTCTCCGGACAAAAAGGTATTCCTGTTTGGAAACAAGTTGTGTCATCATTATTTAGCTGGCAATCTGCACTAATGGTAGGTATTACTTTGCTTACGGTTCACGGAGATAAGGTTTGGGAATGGGCTAAGAGGATTATAGTTGGAGAGTCAGCCGCGGAAAAAATGAAAAAAACGATGATAGAGTTGAATGAGATAGAGAAAAATGCTTATGCGACTCAAATCAAAACGAGAATGGAGCTTAATGGAATTATTTCCTCAATAGAAAAATTCAATGGCACAAAAGAACAGGAGAAACAAAAAATAGATGAATTAAATTCAAAATATGGCTCAATATTTGGCGCTTATAACAATTTGGCGCAATGGTATGATGTTTTGATTAATAAAGGAGACGCTTATATTAATTCTTTATTTGCTCAAGCCAAAGCCCAGTCTTACATACAAAAAGCAATAGAAGCAGAACAAAAAATTAGAGATATAAAAGCTAATGGAATTGAATCATATAGACCAACTTGGGGAGCTGGTGGAAAAGTCTATCAATTCTTTGGCGGAGGTAAAAAGAATCAATATGGAAGTAATCCTGCAGAGCTTGCGTATAATGTTGCATTAGCACAAGCGGAGAATGAGAAAAGTAATGCGTTAAAAAATGCAGAAGAAGCACAAAGCACGTATTTAAATGAAATAAAAAAAGGAGGAATTTTTGATTACAGAACAATTATCAACAAAGATGCCGAGCGACAAAAGAAAGAGCAGCAACAGGTTGCAGAAGAACTCCTTCAGCTTCGCAGAACCAATCAACAGAACGAAATTAACCTGATGGAAGAAGGTTCTGAAAAGAAGCGCAGACAGATTGAACTGGATTACCAGCGAGAAATCGATGAAATTAGGAAACAGCGCAAAAAATGGGAAGATGCGCAAGGAGGAAAGCTTACGTCTGAACAGCGGGAAGTATTAGGAAGTCGTGCGTCTAATGCCATGCAGTCACGTGAAAAAGGGCTGGCCGAAATTACGAAAGCCGAAAATCAGGCTGCAATCGAGGCCAACGAACGATATCTGAAAAACTACGGCACGTTCATGCAAAAAAGACAGGCTATCACCGATGAGTACACCCGTAAAATATCAGAAGCTACTACTCAGGGAGACAAGGACATACTCCAGAAAGAAATGGAAAAGGCACTCTCTTCTCTTGATTTTGAGAAGCTGAAACAGGGTATTAACTGGGAACTTGTGTTCGGTGATTTGGAAAAGGTCTCCAAAGAATCCTTGAACAAGGTAAAGCAGCAGCTTAGGGACTTCAAGAACTCAGATGAATACAAGAACATGGCCGTTGACCAGAAGAAGGTCATTGACGAGGCGTTGAGCAACATCCAGTCAACTCTTATCGACAAAGGAGGATTGCTGGCCGACCTACCCGAACAGTTAAGCGAATTAGCCAAGGCCCAGGAAGAACTGTCACAAGCTCAGGAGGAATACAACGAAGCCATGAGAAGCGGAACAGATGAACAGAAAGAAGCGGCCACGAAGAAACTGAATGATGCCCAAAAAAGACAGCAGAACGCTCAGGTCAATGTACAAAAGTCGACAGATAAAACGACAAGCAACCTTGCCACATTGTCGAACGTCATTACCCAGCTTGGTTCAAATTCTGAAATTTCACTCTCTCAGGTCGGTGATTTGGCCGGAAATATAGTAGACATATTTGCAGAAGAGAGCGAGAAACTTGGAGGTATAATTGGAGCTGCATTTTCTCTTTTAGATGCCATCGGGACACAGGGGCTGGATGGTTTCGTAGGTAACATATTCAGTAGTGTCTTTAAGTCTGTAGGTGGAATATGGGATACCCTGACTTTCGGAGGATTCAGCAAACTCTTCGGTATTGGAGGAAACGAAAAAGAGGTGCAGGATACAATCAACAGACTCACGGACAGAAACGAAAAGCTGCAGTCTGCCATTGAATCCCTTACAGAAGAAATGAAGTCCAGCAAGGGAAGCGAGAAATCCGTAGCAGAGTACAATAAAGCCATCAAGTATCAGGAGGAATACAACAAGAATGTTCTTGCAAAAGCACAGGCCAATGCGGGCTATCACAGCAGCCATCATAGCTGGGCCTATTACATGGGTTGGTCGGAAAGTGACATACAATGGATTCGGGAAAATGTCATGGCAGAGTTCACAGGTACAGATTCCTTGTGGCAGATGTCTCCGGAGCAGATGGATTTATTACGTCAGAATGTGGACTTGTGGCAGAAAATGGCCGATTCAGGGAAAGGAGGCTATGGGAATGGTGTCGTTGATGCACTAGGTGAATATGCAGATCTGGCCGGAAACCTCGAAGAACTGAAGGAGGGACTTTTCGAACAGCTTACAGGAATAAGTTTTGATTCCATGTATGACAGTTTCATCGATACCCTTATGGATATGGATGCATCGGCGGAAGATTTTGCGGATAACCTATCCGAATACTTTATGCGTGCCATGCTTTCAGACAAAATCGGTAATATGTACAGCCAGAAGCTTGAAAACTGGTGGAACAGATTCGGTGAAAGTATGAAGGACGGAAACCTGAGTGAGAGTGAACGTAATTCACTTCAAAACGAATATATGGAGTACGTGAATGAAGCATTGAAACTACGGGATGAACTTGCCGCAGCTACCGGATACGACAAGGCTGGCAGCAGTTCCCAGCAGTCGGCCTCCAGCCGCGGATTCGGTACGGAAATGACGCACGAGGATGCCGGGGAACTGAGTGGACGGTTTACAGCCGTATATGAGTCCAATCTTCGTATTGAGGCGGCAGAACAGCTGCAAACGGTAGCTATTACCGAACTGCGAGGCTCCATCGGTTCCTTGACATCACAAGTAACCGGTCTGTACAACATCGCCGACGAGACACGTACCATCCTGGCCAATTCCTATCTGGAGTTACAGCAAATCAGAGAGAATACTGAAGACTCAGCCAAATACTTGAAAGATATTAAGGCAGATATTTCAGAGGTAAAACGTAATACATCAAGATTATGACAGGAGATTTATTTATTAACAGGAAGGATGCCTGGAGCACATGGGGTGTCCGCATGGGCGACGGTTTTCTCGATGCTATCGACGGATTCAACCAGATGAAAGACTACATCGAAGATGAGAGCCGTCTGGAGCACGGGAAGCGAATAATAACCGACAATGCAAAAGTAGCATCGCGTGAAATCACTCTCCAGTTCACCATAGAAGGAAACTCAGAAGGCGACTATCGGACAAAGAAGAAATCTTTTCAGTCAGAACTGGAGAAAGGAACCGTAAACATCAAAATCCCAACTCTTGGAAACGAAGTCTACAAGCTGGTTTACCTGGGTAAGAGCATTTCTTACGGGTTGAGTATTGACAGGTGTTTCGGTAAGGTTTCAAGTAAGTTTTGCGAACCGAATCCAATGGATAGAAGCGAATAACGAACATTTCCTTTATTGTTTCAAATGGAAGTCCGGATTTTTAGGGCTTCCATTTTCTATTTATGAACTTTGGGGATATGATTGAAATTAAGGACATATCCGGAAAGACGAGGTTCTCCGCCCCTATCAACAAAGGGGCGAAGGGAAAGTTTACACTGATGAAAGAGGACTACATCGTTCTCCCATTCTCCGTGCCTGAACCGATATATTTTAAACTTGGAGACTATGTAGACCTTTCTGGGGTTCTGGATGATTCACTGGGCGGCTTACTTTCAAAAGTATATGAGGTAACAGACCTGCAGAAACCTTCTTTCAATGCTTCTACCGGTGGATATGATTATGAGCTGAAACTGGATGCTTACTACTGGAAGTGGAAAAACAAAATTTTCAAATACACTCCTGAACATGCTGGATATGAAGCGTCATGGTCTCTCACCGCAGCCCTTGATGTACAGCTTGGTGTGTTCTTACGTAACCTGAAAGCTTTGGGATATACCTATAAGGGAAAAGAATTCGTATTTGAAATAGATTCAACAGTAGAGAATAAGGCAGTTGCAATGACGTATGACAATATGAACCTGCTGGATGCCTTATTCACAATGGCGGGTGAGGATAAGTGGAACTGTGATTGCTGGATAACGGACAACGTAATTCATTTTGGGCGAAACGAATTCGGTGATGCCGTCAAAATCGAGTTAGGGGTTGAAGCGTCTGCCATGACTCGCAGTGAGAGCAAAGGCACTTATGCCACCCGCATTTATGCATTCGGATCTACAAGAAACATACCTGAGAACTACCGTCCCATTGAAGAGCAGACGGTAGTAAACGGAGTTGTGCAAAGACGACTTATGCTTCCCGCTGGTACGCCATACATAGATGTGTATCCTGACATGAGCCAGGAAGAAGCAATTGAAGACATCGTGGTATTTGACGAGGTATATCCCCGACTTGAAAATACGATGTCAAGTGTATCTACGAGGACGGAAACCGTTACAAATGAAGACGGAGGTCAGGAAACCGTGACTTACTATCGCTATCGTGATACTGGCCTGAATTTCTCCAAGGACTACATACTTCCGGGACAAGAGCTGACAATTATCTTTCAGTCCGGCAAAATGAATGGATTGGAGTTCGGTGTTATTTTTGCCCCGGACAACAACGGAAGCCAGATTTGGGAAATTGTCCGCAGCGAAGACTACGGACGTCCATTGCCGGATGATACCATATATCCTGAAAATGATGACAAGTATATCCTTTCCGGTTTTGATCCAAAGTTTGTTTCTGTACAAATGATTCCGGACGCGGAGCAGGAACTGAAAGAGAAGGCACAGAAGATAGCAGACCAGCGAAAAAAGGACGATGGTACATACTACACTACCCTCCGGTCAGAATGGGTTAATGAAGACAAGCTGAAACGCTTTTTCGAGTTCGGGCAAAAGATAAACCTGGTCAATAAAGCCTTTTTTGAGAATGGCCGTGAAAGCCGTATTCTCGGATGGGAGTTTAACCTTGACATTCCATGGGATTCTCCGGTATATACTATTGGGGAAAGTATGCCCTACTCTCGCCTTAATGATGTGGAAGAGAAACTGGAGTCGATTACGTATAAAGGGCATACTTATGTTGGAGGCGGAGGAAGTAGCATATATGTGATTAAGACCAATGATTCTACTGCCCCATCGGACAGTAACGTATTTTCGGCAAAACGGTCACTTGCAACATTATTGAGAAAGGACAAGGAAGACCAGACAAACTATCTCATTAAGCTTCTTGGCGGTATCATATCTCCTTTCCTGGAATCAATTGACTTCGTGACCGGTATGATGGGTGCTGGTATGTCATTCTCTTCAGAAAAGGGCGGCGAGTCTGTCGGATGGATTGACAAACTGTACGTGCGCAAGAAAGCTATCTTCCAGTTACTTTCAATAATGGAGACCGAGTTGGCCGGAGCTTCCTTCATGTTCAACGCCAGCGGGGCCAGAGCAACGATTACTAAGGTCGAGTTTATAGAAAAAAAGGGAATTCGTTTCAAGGATGGTAAAGGAGTCAAGTTCTCAGACGGGAAAAGAGGTTACTCATCTCCTGGAACTTATGGTTCTGTTTATCGCTGTTACTTCCTTGCAGATGATGGTGAGAAAGCCATAGAAAATCGTTTTAAGCCAGGGAATTTAGTACGCTCACAGTCCTTTAATATTAAGGAAGGCGCATATGACGGCGTATCCAATCACTATTGGTGGCGTCTGGTGGAAAATGTTGGTGATAACTGGATAGATGTATCCGTGAATCATTGTGACGAAGGAAGCGATATACCCAAAGTGGGTGACGTGATGGTACAACTGGGAGACATAGCCGACCCGGACTATCAGAGCGCAATCGTGCTGTCTGCATACGGAGACGGTGCACCATATCTGACATTCTATCAAGGTATAGACGGGTATTCTTTGTCTAATAAGGACTCTTTTTCAGTTGGATATGACCGTGTAAAGAAAGAATGTTATGTAAAGATTCATGGACGTATTTACATCGGTGATAGAGAGGAAGGCGATTATATTTCCTACTCTAAGTCTGAAGGATTAAAAGGTAAATTTCGGGAGTTGTACTTGTCTGCAGGTGATTCTGTAATAAACATAGGAGATAAAATAACTTTTGCTGTTACCGAGGAAGAAATGAAGGCTGCAATTACACAGTCGGCAGGCAGTATCGCAATCTCTGTTAAAAATGACTTCCAAAAAGCGGGATTGAAGGTCACATCATCTGAAGTCTTGATTAATGCAGATAGATTCAAAATTACAGATGGGAATGGAGCTAATGCTGGACTGGTGTTTGAGTGGAAAAATGGTAAGCCTATGTTAAGAACATCCTGTGTGGATGTCGATAGTCTTAAGGTTAAACACCTGGACGGAGCTGATGGAACATTTTCTGGTACTATATCTGCAAATGGTGCTAAGATTGGAGGGTTCACTATAGACAACGGTTCCTTGAATTGGAAGGGAAGGGATTTTTTCGGCAATGATAGCAGGAGTATACGGATTGGTGTTCCTACGGATGATAACAGTGGTATGATTGACATAAATTTCAATGGTGCGACTGACGGGAAATTTGGGGTTAAAATAATTGGAAGCAATGACGGTGGAGCATGTATCTATGCTTCAAGGAACGGTACTAGCAAGCCACATAGTTCTAATACTTATGCCGGATATTTTGACGGAGGAGTACATGTAAACGGAAATCTTTATACCAATACGATATTGTCTAATGAGTTTGGTACCGGATGGTCATTGCAAGCCGATGGCTCATATACATACAAAAAAGGAGTAACGAGAACAATATCATGGACTATACAGAATGGTTCGATACCTTCAAGATATAGCCTGGTTTTTGAAAATGGAATTTTAGTTGATTAATCATGAAAATAGATTTTAAGAAATTTAAGAAGTACACGAAGATAGATAAATCCGATTTCGTGGAGATTGATGTCAGAGAAATGTTTGCAGATAACATTTACAATGTGACAGGAGTTGGTATTGCTGATTTAAAATTAGCAGAAAAAATTTTTTCCAGCGATGACGATACCGAATTTTCAGATGATGAAGTTAGCAGGGTAAGACATCATGCAGCGTCGCTTCTTCCATGGTTTCTTGCTGGGCTTAATGATGCAATGAGATAATTATAATATACAATGTTGGTAATATCATTAATAACTATAAATTAAAAACAATTATGGCAGCAGAAGAAGATTTTGTATTAAGCTTTACAGGTGAAGAAACTGACAATCTATTGAAACATACAGAAAGTATGAAGAATCAGACAACGGAAGAAGATGGTGAAACGGTACAGGTGTACGATACAAACGGCGTTCCGCATAAAGTGTCGAAAACGGAACTGCTGAAGAAGTCTACACTGGCTCTCCCTGCTTTGGAAGACATATCCAGTTTTGTCGCTATTAACGCAGCCGGAAATGCTGTTGGGGTAATGACAAAAGAGCAGGTTGCGTCAGTTCTGGCGGAACTTATTGGGATTGCAACATTAGAAAAATCGGGGCTTCACCCCGCTG